TCACTCTCACCCTTTCTAGTAACCATATTGGAACAACCGCACACACAATTCAATCCAGTCAGGTACATTTCTCACACCTTTTTTTTTGTCTCAATTATGTATACCAGGATATGAAACCACACATTAAACGCAGGCGCATAACCAGGCGACGAAGCCGCACGCGCAAGATTGTCATTGATCCCGCATGTTGGGGTAAAAACAAACCATTGGAACAGTGGTGGAATGATTTGTCGTCATATCTCTCGGTTGTAATAATTTACAAAGGCTCCAACCCATACGAAGTGTTGAAATTGCTGCCTTCCACATCAGCTGAACAAATCCATGCGCAGTTAAAGCCGTTTGACGATGATCCCCAAGTCGTTGCCATACTCACTTCGCACCCTGATGTAAAACATGCATATGAAACTTTAGTGTATCCCAATGCAAAGGACAAAACAGTGGACTATGTTATCATGAATTATGAGAAGATGTTCAAACGCGCACCACCATATATGCAAAAAATGTTTAACACACCATTGAAAAAGATTAGAGTCCCTCATTAATGCTCAAATAAGTAAATCCATGGAAAAATAAACATAAAAATTGATTTGCACTGGAATTGCACATCAATTGCTCACATTGAGAAAGTTTACTGTCAATAACAATGATTGAACCAGTTTACGTGTTGGAAAATGGACAAAGGGTTCCTTATGTCCCAATTGAAGTCAATGATCATCGCGAAGCATATGCAGCAACGTTGCACGTTTTGTTCAAACATGTGGCGGATTTCCACATATGCATCGTGCAAACATTTTCAAAGAAATACGGCATACCCGAAGACGAGATCATGCAAACGATTCAAGATTCCGAAGAATTCAAAAACATGCGGGTTGACACAGTGTTGCATCATGATGGGCTTGGATACATTTCGCCAATGCCACCAACACCACAAGCACAAGCGCCAGTGCCAGCACCAACACCAGAAGCACAAGAGCCAGTGCCAGTGCCAGCACCAACACCAGAAGCACAAGAGCCAGTGCCAGTGCCAGCACCAACACCAGAAGCACAAGAGCCAGCTGCAAAAAAACGCATTGTGAAGAAAAAGTCACCTGACACGGATTCCCAAGCAACCACAACCGCAGTCCAAGCAACCGCAGTCCAAGCAACCGCAGTCCAAGCAACCGCAGTACAAGCAACCGCAGTCCAATCAATCGCAGCAACACAAGAAACGGTGTTGTCCGGAAAGAAAGTTGTCCGAAAAAAGGTCACACCAGCAACAGCAACCGCGACATCAATCGCAAACCCAGCGACCGAAACAATCGTTGAAAAAAAGAAGGTTATCCGAAAAAAGGTTACACCACCCCCAACTACTACACCAGAATTGGATGGAAATGACATGCAGCATGAAATGCCCATGCAGAAGCCGAATGTAAATCCGCCAGACACGTCGGATGACGTTGTTCAACTTCTTGCAACAAACGCCCAAATTTCGCAAAAAAAAATAATAAGAAAGAAAAAATGAAATCATCACATACACCCTTATCGCACAAAACAATAAATTTTATATATTTTTATTGTGTATATAATGCGAGCATCACTACAGGCACAAGGTCCGCCAGGGCTAAAAGGAGAACGAGGTGAGAAAGGACCTCAAGGCGCGCGAGGGCTGGATGGACCGATTGGTCCGATTGGACCGGCCGGTCTAACCATATGTCATTACGTGTTTCCAATCACCACCACCACCGACCATTCCGAATTGCCATGCCCACACGTTGGCGTGACGTGCCCACATGGATGGAATACGTATCGCAACACATCCATTTTGCCCAGCTATATCTCTTGGGACAATTCAGACCAGCTTGCAGCCACCAAACTGCGTGTGTCATGGTTGGATCATTCCGGAACCAACGTTCACAAATTTTTAAGCATGCTTCGCATGACCAACACAATCACAGTTCAATCCAAGACAAACCACACGGTTTCCCAAGAATGGAGTTTAAATGCCGATCCCATTGCATGCGACGATTACATTGAATTGGAAGTGACTTTAGCAAAACACGATTCCGCACAAATCGCACCCCCGGAACACACGCATGCGCTGTTCACATTTGCATATGCTGGATTGCCCAATGCGAATGCACACGAGGTCCGCATCGCAGAATTAGAAGCAAAGGTTGCGACACTCGCTGCCCGGTTAGATGCAGTTAGAATACCATGATTTACACTGTTCATTCATCTGATTGTTCTTCATCCACTTCATCAATGACAGCGAATTTCTCTCTTTTATGAATCTGGAAGAATCGCTCAAACATTTTTTTACCTACTTCGTCTCTTCCCGCACATATTCGCACCGGACGAATGTCATATCCCATGCGTTTCATAACTTGTCTCACCAAATTGAGACATGGCCATTTTTGAGTGGATTCAGCCGATGCATGCATGCTGGTCATCGTCTTGCTGCTGAATATTTTTTTTAATATAGAAATATGCGGTTTAAGTTTCTCGTATTTGTCAGGGCATAATAACATGTCTCTCGGAATCATCACCCCTTCCTGCAGTTCATGCGGTTCAATATTCAATGCATTGCACACAAATGTCATTAATCCATCTTCCATTGTCATTGATGATTGGTTATATTAAAATTGCACATATTTATTAATAAAATCTTTCATAAAAAAATATTTTTTTGTTTTTGGTTTTTTTAGTTTTTTTGTTGCACCACGAATGCTTCGTTTAGCGTCCAGCTTGACGAATGATGACTTTACTCCTCATCAGAGAACAACAGCTCATCCTCGTCGTCGTCAAACGTCGTGATGATCTCATGATTCAAGTGATCCCACACGCCAATCAGCTCAAATGTCATGGTGTCGTAGACATTGTCGTTTTCAGTGCGAAGGTAAGTCTTGCCACTGTAAGAGAACGACGATCTTGGGTAGTTGGTCATCAGGTAGAACTTGCCATCACTGTTTGCCCTGTTTTCACGAAGAGGAGCGGCTGAAGTTGCCGACGCAACGATGTCAATGGTGGAAATGACCTCATTGGCCTTGACTTCCTTGACTGCTTTGACCTTGACCTCATTGGCCTTGACTTCCTTGACTGCTTTGACCTTGACCTCCTTGGGTTCCTTGACTGCTTTGGCCTTGACCTCCTTGGGTTCCTTGACTGCTTTGGCCTTGACTTCCTTGACTGCCTTGGCCTTGACTGCCTTAGTCTTGACTTCCTTGACTGCATTGGCAGTGACCTCATTGGATTCCTTGGCGACAGGAAGATCAGCTTCAACTTGAGCTGGAGCATCACGTGCAGCAATGACGCAAACAGGCGACAGTGAACCTTCCACATCTTCTTCGGCTTCACTTTCGGTTTGGTCATCGTCCACAACAATGGCTGCCGCAGCGACAGTCTGACAGGACTCTTCATCACTCTTCATTGACTTCACGTCTGCAATCATTTTGGCAATCAGGGCGTCCTCATCGTCATTGGATGAAACGATCATGGTCTTGTCTTTTTTAGGACGACCGCGCTTCTTCTTCTCGGCATCAGCGGCCGGAGAATCATTCACCGGTTCAAAAGGAACGACGGAAGCATCCTTGCGAGGACGACCACGGCCACGTCCAGCAGGCTTGATGTCGGTGATCATGGGACAATCGGCAGCGTCGGCGGGTCCAACAAGCGCATCTTCTTGCTTCTTGGCAGGGGCCTTGGCAGGGGCCTTCTTGGCAGGCGCTGGATTGCTGGCAGCTTTGACGGCTGCTTTGAGCTTGGTTTTGGGCATCTGAGTGCACAGTTCAACGATGTTTTCAAGAAGCTTCACAAGGTTTTCACGGTCGGATACAACGATGGAATGACTCTTCAACATATCGGAAAACTGTTGAAGAATGTCGGCGTCGGTGGTTGAGTTCTTAGTCTGAGTCTGCATATTGTTCGGTTGTTCGTGTAGTTAAACGCTGACCCAAGAAATCAAAATCACAAATACTTTCAATTTTTTTTATTCTCATTGTTTTTTGAAATGACGTCGGATCAATTTTTATTCTTCATACAAATTATGATGTCAATGCAAAAATAAAATCGCAACACAGGTGTAGCATACAAACAATGAAATTAGACACCTTGTACATTTGCATTATTGCAATAATCATCATTCTTCTTGCGTATGCTTACATCACAAGCGACTATTACTACACAAATGTGGTCTTGAAGAACGCCTTCATTGAATTGAATCAAGGCACAGATTTTCGCAAATTGAACCCCGACATTAATTGGAAAATCATCAACATGGAAATTGATGGATATATCAATAATAAAAAAATAGTGACAAACAAACCACACCACGAAGTTGCAAACACAGCGCACGCCAAAAACGAGTTTGAAAATAAAAACACAATGGCGGCATTTTTGAACAACGTGGTGGTGTTTGACATTGACTCCAACGAACCACTCACGATTGCCGGTGCCACCGGAATGGACGACAAACCGATTGACCATTATTTGCCCAAAGACACGGTGATTGCCAAATCCCCTCACGGCTACCACTACTATTTTTATAATGACACCGAAGACTCAATCCCGTGTTTTGTTGGCCTCAAAATGAACGGCATCAAGTACCCGGTTGACCTGCTCACTGGGCACAAGCAGCTCATATTCATGCCACCCACGCGCATTGAGTCCGCATGCTACCGCTGGATAAACGCCCCCACCACGCACAAAATGGCGCCCATCAGCAAGCACGCTCGCATACTGGACTTGTTCGCATACACCAAAGAATTTGAAATACAACCCGAGGTGCCCAACATGTGCATATCCAATGCCATCCCGCATTTGTTGTGCATCGTGTGGGAGTTCAACATCATTTATCAACTGAAGTACAAGTGCGTGTCCACCACTTTTGAAAAGCTGGACGTGAATCAACACGAAATGCTGTACCGCACACAAACCACGTACTACCTGTTTCTCAAGCACGCACCATTGAATCACTTCAGCGCCCAACAATTTGTCTCTCGCGTTGCACGCTTAATTCACAAGTACAACATCAACGGCGGCATTGTGCACCTGTGCTCCGGAACCAGTCGCGGTGCAACGCGGAGCATCGTGCAATTCAATTCATGCCAAGTGCACAACCACCGAAAACACAAATTAAACTCGCCCATGCTGAAGGCCAACCACACGCTCGTTCAAACAAGCGCGTTCACCAACCAACCTGCGCTCATCATTTCAAGTGATGTGTTGCACGAAGAATCGCATGACATGGATAGTGAAGCCAATGTGATCGTGAATGAAGACATGTTCATTATACTGGAATTGTCCAATAAAACCAAAGTTCCATGCGCGTGCTTGATGCAAATCATTCCACACAACAAACCCAAGGACGAAATCAAATTCACGAAATTAGTTGAATACTATTTGCACAACGTGCTGAATGCAACACATCACACCAAACGTCCTCAAAATGTGCTGCCATTTTTCAGCGAAGTGAACCTACCCGTGCTCCTGAATTAATTAATGGCGTGTGACATTAGCATTTGAATGATCAAATTCTAATGAAATATTATGGGGATTGTACTCAAAGCAATCTTTTTTGTATTTTTCGTTTTCATGTTTTCATGTTTTCATGTTTTCATGTTTTCATGTTTTCATCATTGCACAGATGAAGCAGGTGGAACATCTGCACCAGCACCAGCACCACCTCGTCCACCTCGCCCTCTACCCCTTTCTCCGCCACCACCTCGGCGCCACTGACCTCCAGCCTGTCTTGGCGCAAATGTGGAAGATTTTTCACCCCCAACCGTGGTCCAACCATTGTTCGCATTGGACGAGTCATCGGCTGGACGCTTGAATCTGGAACCGCCACTGGTTGCTGCATTCGGACCCGCTGCAACCTTGCTCTCCCATCGCGTCTCGCAAATGAGTTTGCCTCCCTTGACACCACTCACGTCATCCGCTTGAAAGTCGTGCTTTGCTGCGGCAGCATCAGCATTCACAATCTTAGAAATAACGAATTCCACGTATTCCCCTTGCACCAAGTAACGATACTGCTCCTGTGCAACCTTGATTATGGAATGATGCACAAACACGTCGCTGTCTTTGCTCAGACCCTCGCTGTCCTCCATCGCAGTGATGAATCCAAATCCCGTCTTGTTGTTGAACCACTTTACGCGGCCAGTAAGCCTAGGCTTGCTTGTGTCGGTTTCACTCATTGTTGTTTCCGTTCTGAATGAATTTCAGCGCGATGTCTTTAAACTTGTTTTTCCACATTTACAATTGTTTGTGGCACGCGCCATTGTCAAATGTGCAGGCTCATTGCATGCCCCGTTATGTCCAGACGCGCTCGTTTGCCATCCTTGAAATAATAAAGACCATATTCGCCCCTCCGATTCAACAGTTCGGAAAAATAATGCAGACGCTGATTCCGAATTTCATCGTGCATTGCAGCCATTGCGGAAGCGTCTGATCGCACACGGAGTTGTTTAAACTGCCATTCAAATAAAATCATCACCGATTCCAGATTCGTGAGAAGTTCATATATCACAGCCAAATAGTTGGTTTCCAATGAGGCAATTCGCAGAATGGTGCGCTGCGCCATTTTCATGAATGCACCAAACAGTATGGTCACATGATCTACGCACGCGGCACCAGTGTTCGAACGCACATCGTTTGACTTGGATGACTTGGATGACTTGGATGACTTGGATGACTGGGTGGTTGGAGGGGTCAACGTTTCAACGGCGGTTTGAAGCACGCTGCGAACGCTTTGGCTCTGCCAGTTCATTTCAAACACGTTGTCCAACGGGGTGGGCTCTGAATTCAGCATGTTGACTGCTCGCTTGCGCATGACATCCAACGCGCCTGTCAAAACCGCGCCGCGAGACACCGACACCTTTGCCAACACGCTTACTGCCTCACCCAATTCAAATTTGGGCTCCAATTCATTAGATCCGATGGCCGAATACAATTTCGCGCTCATCATGTGAATTCGCGAGAAATGAACACCCATTGCATTGTATGCCCGAATCAAGAAAATGGAGGCTTGGCGATGCGCCACCGGATTTTTCAACCATTTCTGATAGTAATGCTCCAAGTTGGACAGAATGGGTTTGCCTTCAAACGCTGCCTTGTAATCGCGTGCAATTACCGCAACATCCCCAATGCATGCCAAGTTGCGCACTGCTTCGCGCTCATCCACGGTGGCAACGTGCAAATTTGCATCATATTCATATGGGACAAACATCTGGTAATGTTTCAAATAAAAAAATGCCACATCTGCACGCAAGTAGGACGCCGATACAGCCGAAAACAACAAATTGTAGGCTTGAAACGTGAGTTTGGTGGTTTCATATGCGTAAAATCGGGCGGGAGTGGTGCGACCCAGTCCCGCTTTTTGTCGCAAACTCTGCGAGATATGGGTCCATTTGGCATTCGGAAACACACCCGGCAAATAAGTTGCCCTCTTCCCGGCACCCGAATCCACGAGCAAACCGTGGGTTTTGTTGCTAAATGCATGACTGTTTGCATCATCCATCTCGCTCAACGGCATGTTCATGAAATTTATTTCAATCACGGTTGACGCGTCTTGGTCCACATCGGACTCAAAATTCAATCGTCGGTCATCATTGAATCGCGCATCACGTGCCAATTGGCGCACTTGATCAACCAGTTCCGCTGACGTCATGGAATTGTATTTGGGGGTCCAATGCCCCAGGCACCCGTGGATTTGCATGTCGTCCAAGCGATCCAATGCGAAGACGTTTTCATGGCGCCGCAGGGTCACAAACACCCCAAATCTGGATTTAGATGTCAACGACAGCTTGCGTTGTGCATCGCGTTCTAAATTGGAGTCATTGATGGTATTTATGCCATACATTGCATACACCGACAGCAATTTCAATTCTTCGTGTGTCATCCCAGTGCGCACGTTATGTATTCCCCTCCAAATCCCTTTATAATTGTTTGACACAATAAATGAAATCCATCACAACAACAAATCAATTTGCGCATAATTGGGGATTTGACCGTGTTTCATGGAATACAGCATTTCCAAGATGGCGCTCCATCCATCCGCATGCCGTTGGCACAATTCCGCGCACAATTCACTCGGACGCAGGTCATCCTTTATGTATAAAATTTCCTCTTCCGTGTGGTTGATCCAGGGCAATGCACCGCCATTGACCACGTAAATGAGCGAATACATCATGGATATGAGATCATCTCTGCGCCCCAACCGTTCGCCACGATGTGCAAACACGCTGGCATATCGCGGGCTTCCAATCAACGGGAACCCAGGTACAGGCACGTCCTCCTTGCGGATGTTGAGATCAATCCGCTTGGCCATTCCGAAATCAATGATGTGCAGCAGCGGAATCGGCACTGATTGTTGCGCTTGGCAAGCCCTCCTGGACAAGTCCAGCGCAGGGGTGCGCGCAAAAAGGAAATTGTCTGGTTTCACGTCTCGGTGCAACATGCCGCGCGCATGCACAGTCTTTATGCGTTGCAACATCTGGCGCCCGATCTCGGAAATAAAATCGGCGTGATGCGGCGGTGGATGTTTCACAACATCGGAACGCATGTCCAGGCGATGAGAAGTTGCCATCGTTTCCAAAGATGGACCCAGTAAATCGGTCACCATGAAAATGCCGTCCATGTCGTCCTTGCGACCAAAATACCGGAGCCGGGGAATGCCAATCATGTTTTGAAACAGTTGCAGCACCCGCGACTCGTATTGCAGGGTGGGCGCAGGATTGCCCTGTATGCGCTCCATCTTGACGGCCACGGGTTCGCCCGTGCTCACGCTGTCCGCGCTCCACACTTCGCCAAACGCACCCGATCCGATGCAATCGCGCAGGACGTACTTGTCCAATATTCGCGTTCCTGATTCATACATCCGAGAGAAAATGTGTATATTATTATCCATGCGTTTAATTTTTTTATATCTATCCATTCATATAAACATAAATACGCGCAAATCATGGACCCCCAACTACCCCATGGATTAAGAAGCCATAATCGACAAGTCGTGTTTGGAAACGTGTCAACTGGTCAGTTTCAAAACACCCCTCCAGTGGCAGCAGCACCAGTGGCAGCAGCACCAGTGGCAGCAGCAGAACGTAATCCAAATGCATCAAACTCATCCATTGCAAATGTGATTCGTAATCATCACATTTACACCAATTCACTGCCGTTCTTGGCCAAATGCACCTCCTTGAGAAACGCCTTGATGATCTTCTTGTTTGCGCGCTCGTCGTGCTCAATCTTTTTATAGAGTTCTTTGCAAATGTTATAGTACTCAGTGTGCATGCGCTCCTTGGTTTCCCACCCCGGGTGCGCGTTCATCCAGTCCTGGATGACCCGCGTCTGGTAGCACGACGTCAAGTAAATGAACTTGTTGATGTGTTCGTGCATGTCGTCCTTGATCCACTCATCGTTCTTCACGTACATGGTCTCGCGCTTCAGGTCCGTGCAGTGAATGGGGCGCTTGTGCACGTCCATGCCCTTCAGGTTGTTCACAATGATGGAGCTGACGCCTTCTACAATCCCCTTCATCTTCGTGTACTCCAAGTCCTGCAGCGTGATTTTCAGGGTTTTGACGAAATCGCTCAAGTTAATGGCGTCCTTGCAGTCCTCGTTCAAAAACACATTCAAATTGAACTGTGTGTTGTTGGTGATGTTGTTCGTGTTGTTGGTGATGCGATTGCCGATGCCACCGCCTGAACCAGCCAAAGTAAGCGCCAGCGTGCTGTCATTGGCCATCTTCGTCTGAATCGCGTCCACCAGGATCTTGTTCTGACTGATCATGTCCTTATTCTGCGACACCACCTCCTTGTTGTGCGCCATCAAATCCTTCACCACTTCAATCAAATCCGAAAACTGCTTGTCCTGAGGTTGTGTTTGCGTTTGTGTTTGTGGCTGTGTCTGCGTTTGTGGCTGCGCATGCGTTTGTGGCTGCGCATGCGTTTGTGGCTGCGCATGCGTGCGCCTGTGAATGCTCAGCCCCGAACTAAACTTGTATGTTTTGCCACAGATATCACACCCATGCACATTTTCAAACGAAAGTCCATTGGCAAATGCATTTGCACGTTGTTTGTGTTTTGCCGTATTCAGATGTCGGTTGTATTCACTTGCGTGCGCACAAGTCACGTGGCACACTGAACAATTGAATTCCATACTCAATGTCTGCCTTAACGCACTAGTGTGATCTATAATTGAAATACATTTAAATTTATTTTTATAAACTTAATAATGTTTGACAAATGTTACTATGTTTTTAATAAATTTGTCAAATGTTATTGACATTTGGAAAATGGCGGCATGTCTCTTTTCGGGGCATTCTTGTTTCCAAAATAAATGGTTTGCCGTTTTCAGGGGGTGCAACCGGCGACGGATCGGGTGCGGCATGTCCCTTTTCGGGGCATTCTTGTTTTCAAAATAAATGGTTTGCCGTTTTCAGGGGGGTGCAACCGGTGACGGATCGGGTGCGGCATGTCCCTTTTCGGGGCATTATTGTTTTCAAAATAAATGGTTTGCCGTTTTCAGGGGGTGCAACCGGTGACGGATCGGGTGCGGCATGTCCCTTTTCGGGGCATTCTTGTTTTCAAAATAAATGGTTTGCCATTTTCAGGGGGTGCAACAGAGGATTTCGGCCCAAAATGGATCAAAATGGCCCAAAACTGCAGAATTATTTATGCGCATGTCCCTTTTTTGGATATTCTTGTTTTGATTTTAAATGTTTTGAGCAAAACAGGACATGCCGCATTATGTGCGTTTTTTATAACATGTATGCATGCATAAATATACGACACGCAATATGCTCACAAAAAATGAAAATTATTCGCTTGCCAAATTTGGCAAAATGTTATCATTTTGTTATCATTTTGTTATCATCTAGAGGATTGATGTTCGGTGTACCCATTTATATGAACCCATTTAGCATGCGACACACGACGGTCGCAAAACTCTCTTGTTGAAATTTGGCAAATGTTATCATTTTGTTATCATTGTTATTGATAACATTTCAACAAGAGAATGGATCGGTTGGTGCCTTTTTTCAAGTTTTTTTTGGCGCCAAAAAATCACTTTTTGCACCCATCCAAAACATGTTACCATTATGCTCTCGTTTTTTTACTATTATTACATAAATTAATTTTGTTATATTTCGATTCGATTTGCACAAGACTCGAAAAAAATTTGAGAAAATGGACAAGAATCGATGTCCAAAAATGAGATCGACGAAAGACTTTTGGGAAAATTCGACGCGCGCTAGGTAAATTGCGGAACTTTTTTAGAACGCATGTAGCATCACGATAACTGCTGTCCCGGGGGGACAATTTTTGTCAACTTTAAAATCACCTAGCGGGAAAATGTAACATTTTGAGCCCAAAACTCGCATTTATTGAGTTTCGCGCATGTCCCAAAATCGGGGATTCTTATTTCCAGAAAACTATCACCCCCGTTTTGGGCACATGGCGACAGAAGGCGTTGAGCATTCGGCATGCATGATGGCGGCGATGCTTTCCCGAAATGCTGACGCCTAAATTGCACGTGCAAGCCAACCCAAAAAACATTTTTTATTGAAACAACATAAATGATACAACATGTATTGGTATTATTGGAAATTCTCTCGCATTCAATGTCAAGATTTGATGACAATGATTCAAATGTGCCTGACTGTCAGGATTGGACGACCGTTACGTTCAACAAACGGCCCAACGCAATCAACGCAATCAACGCAACCCATAAACCCGCCACCACGTCTTCACTTGCAAACGTGGGGCTTTACAAAGCAGTGTCGGACGATGACATGAAAAAGACGAAATACGTGGGCAAATCCACATCGGATGCAATCAAGACAGCCCGGTGCGAAAAGAAGCTCACCCAAAAAGAGCTTGCCCAAAAGTGCAACATGGATGCTGCAATCATAAACGAGGTGGAACGCGGCGGTGGTGTGTACAATGCGGCACACATCAACAAAATCCAAAGCGCATTGGGGGTCAAAATTCCAAGATGATTTGGCGTGGCGACTCAATAGTTCGTTCTTCAAAGGGAAAGGTTCGGAAAATCGTGGGTTTTCTGACGATTACCACAGGTACTTCCAGCTAAAATAGCCGCTGCTGAATTTGCGCGTATTCTCTCCATGATGGCGGGTGCGATAGTTGCGGCGGCGTTTCGGGTCGCCGTGATTGACGTGCGTGTAAAGTCCTTTTCCAGTGGAGTCTTTGAACTGCTCGTATCCCACGGCGCCAAACGGCACGCGCTTGTCTTTGCGCGTCGTCTTATTGCGCAGAATGGCGTCGTATTTCTTGCCGCGGACTTTAGAGCGCTCAAACCCGACGAGCTTATAATTGTCGGGGTGTTCAATGATCATTCGTGACCGAATCGTGTTATGCTTGATACAATAACATGATTTTTTATAATGAAAATGAAATTAAAAATCACTTTACACGCCATCAATTGGATTGCATGGATCATTGCATGGATCATTGCATGGCATAGTACGAGTTAATATGAAGGTGTTGGACTGGTAAAAATGAGTAGCCGGCCATCATCGGTTGACGCAATGATGCGTTTATCAGGAAGCACATCCAAGTCGCGGATTCTGGCGTCAACGTATACGATTTCAGTTTCTATGATTTTTTTATTTTCATATCGCATAAATACCAATGATTTCTCACGAAGAGTCCCCATGACAATGCCTCCAGAATATTTTCCGAATGTTTTATTCGGAATTTGAACCATTTCAGTTGGAGCAATTGATGGGTTCCAATATTTTAGAGGTTCTTTGTAACCCGCATGCGTTCCAAATTGTGCAGGAATGGCATAATCATTTCCAGAATATGGGGTGCCATAAGAAACAAAAGGCCAACCATAGTCAGAACCGTATTCAATGAGATTGATTTCATCGCCGCCTTTGGGACCATGTTCTGAAACAAGAAGATCCCCATTTATCAAAGCAATTCCCAACATGTTTCGGTGTCCTTGAGATACGCGAATTGTGCCAGTTTTAGATATGATGAACACTGAACCCAGGTTACCCCGTTTTTCGCGATCAAACATGTCATTAAATCCCAAATCTCCAACTGTCAAATACGCAGATGAATCATTTATCACTTCCATTCTGCCGGACGCGTGTTGAGGAGCCGGTGGTTTTGGACTGTTGATTGGAACGCATGGACTGCTTTTAAACCACAATTCATTTTTTTGAAGCGAATTTGCCAATCGGTTATACGTTACTTGATACACTACGAGCTCCATGCAGTTGGTCAATGTAACCCTTGGGAATGACACCAACAGAGATGCAGTTTTTTCATTTTTATTTTCACTTAGAACGGCAATGTCTGCAATTGCGAAACGTGAATCGCCTTGTATTCTTTCGTCATTGGATATCACGTCGCCAATGAAATTCAACTGTTGTGTGTTTTCATTCCAACTAAAGATTGACCCGCTGCGCTCCCCCCCGCCTAAAAGCACGGTTCCGTCTTCAAGCACTGCCATGGCAGGGCCACGATCGATTGGGGTTTGAGAAAGTGCCGGGTTAAAATTTGGACCAAGCACTTTTGCTTGTTTAACATCATAGCTGATTGAGTTCACCGTGAACGGAATTTTTGCACAGCTTGCACTCGCACCGTCAATGGGGTTGCACGTCATGTAATTTGCGGGCAAGAGCCCTTGTGCCTGCGCTTGTTGCCACGTCACTGCGTTTGAATCACACCCGTTGGCGGCCAACATCATGGGGTAGTGCTGCATGCACGCCGGCGTGGGCAACCGGTTTAGGCGAGCCACGCCGCCTGCCGTGATGTAAGCGCCCTGGGACTGCACCTTGGTGGTGTTGAGCCACTTGGCATACGGGTAATACAGGAACTTCTTCTTGCCGCCGATCCAGTACACGCACTTGTGCTTGCATTGCCACACGTTTGCCGGATCGGCATTGGCCGCCTTTTCAAAATTGCACGCGCCTGCGGCCCACGTTTTGGACTCCGTGAGCTGCCCCTGCGTGTGCGTGATGCGATTCGCGTTGTCGTCGTCCTTAACCCAATGTCGGGGATACTGGCTCTTGGTCCACTTGTACTTTTCGTCTATCATGCCGGCCGTGGTGAGGGACGAGTGCTTAATGATGGCGTCGTCGTTGGTGCAGCAGCTGCCGGAATTGGAGGGCACGTTGTAATACTCGCCGTTGAATCCGCCGTGCCCCATGGGCTGCGTGCCGCGAAACGGCGTGCGCGTCACATTGGACACCATGCGAAATTGGCCCACTGCACCAATGTTGCGATAACCGCCGTTGAGGGAAAAGCCCTTGGCGCCGATTCCGGAAATGGGGTCAGCGCGCGGATTTCCACCACGCATGGTCTTGCGCTTCAATGTTGCGATGGACATGTTGTTGTGTGCGCGTTTATTGCGATGTATTTGTGTAATGTATATTATAATTATAATATAATATGCAGTTCAATGTTTTGGTGAAAATTCCTAAACCTTTTTCCAAGCACACATGCCGTCCGCACGTGTGCTCAATCGTTTTCGGGTTGCCATGTTGTGTTGTGTGCAAAACACATACAATGCGATTTCATTATATTATCATTTGTTCCCAGTCGTCCTAAATTGCACCGGTCCGTTTTTTGATTGAGTTGCATCGGCAATGTACACATCCATGCCGTGAGTGGCGATGTGTTGCAGGTTTCGCATGGTCCATGCATACGATGAACCCGAATGCCCCACTTGCATGTTGCCGTTTATGACGGCAAACATGGGATTGTCCGAGAACATGTATCCGGTTGAGTCGGACGGGGGATTGTTGCGCAAATACGTCCATGTGCACGATTCGCGTTGCCGAGTCGTCTTAATGACCGCATGGATGCCGTCAAGCACATTGCAGTCAAACTCGTATTCGGCCAGACGCGCGTCGTTCATGTTTGTGGGATAGAAAGCAGGGGGCATTGTCGTCATCGTGCGTGTGCGGGGTTGAGGGATGGATGGATTTTCCAATGTTATGTGAATATGTTGCAGTCGCTTTAAGCACATTTGCCAAATGTTGATTCCTGAAACACAGACAAATACATGAAACCGTCTTCGTCCTTTTGGTTTGTGTAGAGCTCCCCCATAACAGAAGTGGTTGGATGTAGATGATTGTTTATGAAGACAAAAATGGCGTGGGTTGGGTCCAGTTTCATGTGTTTGCGGATGACAAACATGAACTGCGCCAAATTGAGTTCATGCGGAACAATGAACTTGTTTTTCTTCAACGGATGCAAGAGTTGCAGTTCTTCACTGCATTCCACCACCACCGGAATCCGTTCCGGGTGTTGTTTTAAAATTACGGAAGCCTTCAATTTTCGCTCATCAAATGGGACGTTTTTACGATAACTGCCAATTGGAACGATTGCCATTGAAGAGTGCGTGTGCGTGTGCGTGTGCGTATTATGTAAACAAAAGGTTGCGTTTATTATGATTTTTTTAAATTATTACTTAAAAAAACATTATGATTGTATTATAAACCATACGCCATGGACCAACAACAAATACAACTTCAACAACTGCAGCAGTTGCAGCAGTTGCAACAAGCGCAGCAACAACAAGCGCAGCAACAATACTTTGTTCCCATTCAAGGAGAACGGGTGGTAAGTCCCAGTGGCGGAGTGATGCTTCGCCATGCCGTTAATAAACTTCCCAGTGGAATGCGAGCCAATGCCATGCTTGGCATTTCCATTCCGGCACCAGTGACGCGGAACAGCATGGTTGCGGCCAAGGCTTTAGAACCCAATGCCACCAAAGCTGAACCGGATGTCGCGCAAAGTGCGACAGAAATCAAACCGGCAACTGGAGAACCGGCACCCGAGGGTGTCGTCGTGAAAAACCCCTTGATCGGCATGGTGCAAGACGTGATTTTCGCCATGATCCTGAATGTTCCCGCCTTGCGCACAAAGCTGCAGGTCATCTTGGACAATCCGTCACTGATTGGCGCCGAAATCAGCAAGGTGCATGACGAGTTGAAGACCAAACTCACCCCACAAGAACTGGAGCAGCTGAATTCATACGCGTGCCAAGACAGCAGCCGGCGCACCATTGGCTCCGTCATGCAAACCGCATTTGCCAACATTATGGCCGACGGCAAGATTGACATGAGCGACGCGCCGCACTTTCTGACGCTGATACATGACTGCATCACGCTGTTTTCGGCCGACGCAGCCAGCGGAAACTCTGTCACTCTGAACAGCAACACGGTCATCACGTTTCTGCACTTTGTGCTGAAGTGCGTTCTGATTCTCACGCTGGATGAACCCGAAGAAACCGCCGCGCTGGTCATGCTGGACGGCAGCTTCAAGCTGGTCAAACTCACCGTCTTGCCCTTGATCGCCAGTGGGAAGTGGTGCGCCTGCGCCTGTTTTTCTTAGAACGCTTCTTAGATCGCTTATCGCATCGCTTCTTGCCGCCGTAATTCACACTCTTATCTTCACCAAACGTGCCATGGATCCAACAGATTTTGTAGATTGTCTTAAAAAATCCGCGTGCGGATTTGAAATTTTGATTGCTTGCAATAACTCGGACGGCATGATTGTTGGGCAGAATGTGACATTGGGGCCGTCATGATGTGGTTGCAATTTTATTTTATACACAAACCATATAAAATAAATGAATAAATAAATGACAGAACAAGTTCTAGTGTATGTGAAAACGACCGATGATACAACCTACAAAACAAATGCCGGCATTCCATTTGAATGCGTGGAATTCGTGCGCCGGTACTTCATGCAAACGCGCGCCCTGACATTTCCGTCCGTGGTGGATGCCACCGACATGTTTCACCGCATTCATGCATTGATTCCAATGCAATCAACACAATTCAGTAAGTCATTGCAAACCCGGATGTACCCATACGTCCAGAATGCATTGCATTACTTGCGCCCGGGCACCATGCTGTTCTGGGTTCCAAAACCCACGGACGAATTAAAATACGGGCACGTGGCTTTAGTTGTGGAAGCGAATGCGGAACACGTGGTGGTCGCACAGCAGAACCGGTCACCGCCGATTCAGGTGCATGACACTCGCGTGTTGTTTGGTGCCATTAACTCGCCCAACTCGGCGTATTTAGGACTCAAAATGTTTTTGTAGATGTGCAAGGGGGAGAGAAATCCATAAAAAATGTTTTTTTTTGGGTTTTGTGTTTTGTGTTTTGTGTTTTGTGTTTTGTGTTTTGTGTTTTGTGTTTTGTGTTTTGGTTTTGTTTTTAGTTAGGTGTATTGTTTTGGTTGTGTTGTGTTGTTTGTTTGTGCATTTTACATGGTCCATTCAATTTTGGTCAAGCGCACATTACCCGAGTTCTTCAGCAATTTCAGTTCGCGTCCAGCCACTTTTGTGATTTTCAGAGTTGCGCCGTGTTCACGTCGGATGTATTCATATATTGCACCTCCGCGCTGAAGTGCCTGCATGATTTCCAAGGTCACGAGGATGCCTTTCCATGCCGACGACACTCCATCATGATTGGACGTGATGAAATTTGGACGTTGCAGGGAATCCTCAACTTGCGATGCGCGAATGAGGTCACACAGGTTCCTCTGCATCATCTCGGCACTGTAGGAGGTTTCAACTGCCAGCGGGATGCTGAATCCGCCGTTGCCAATGACAATTGAGCCGTCCTCTTGCTGCGTGCTGAACGTCTCCAATCCGCTTGTGTGAGGAATGCGTTCATGCAGTTGTTGCTGGGGGCTGGGAACGCGAGTGCGAGTTTGCACAATGAAGTCACCGCGGTGAAACCCATGCGAGTGGCTGAACTGGTTTGTGTTGCATCGCCACACATTGACCTGCAATTCTTCGGTGGAGTCAAACCCGCAACCACCGTTGCTTCCAGTGTTGAATGGCATGCGCTGGTCAATGTGCTCGCGCAACTTGTCTGGCATGTCCTGGTAGGTCACGTGGAGACGACCATTGGCACGATTCACAAGGTTTCGGGGACTCATGCGACGCGGTTCAGCAGTAAGACGCATGATTTGTTCGCATATTTCGGCGGTTTGGTCGGCGCAGTTGTGATTCTCAATGTTGTCAGATGCAAACGCAGCCTGAATTGCTTGTATCGTCAAGTCGTTGTCATATTCTTCCGCATTTGGGTCATCATTGTCATCATTGTCATCATTGTCATCATCGCATTGTTGCCCATGAACAATGATGGGAATGTTGTTGTACCATTCGCCGTTGCGGTCTTTGGAACCGGCAATCAAGTTCTTGCCACTGCGAGGAATGACGAGCGGAACATCGTCAGCGGTTTCCATCATCTCCGCATATCTGCGGATGTCGTCAAGGTTGACCTTGCGACTGATGTACACGCGGATGTTCATGTTGTCGTGATAGCCGAACATGCGACCCAAGAGCGCTTGCAACACCGTGTCCGTCTTGGAACTTTTGGAAGTCTCAACAACGAACGAGATGTGCTCCTTGGGCACGCGCTTGCCCATGCGACACATGCCGCGGATCAAGATCACAGTGTTGAAGTGAGGGGCGACGGCAAGTTCATCCATGGATTGCATGCTGCCGGGCTGGTTGTGTTTGGTGTTGGAGTCATACACACGATGCGCCCAACCGAGTTCGCCGGCCATACGAATGCACTCGGACATGTTGTCAGATTCCTTGAAATCGCGCACGCGAACAATGGCGTATTTGGGTGCTTCCGTGAGCGGAGCTTCCATGATGGCTTGTGCCATCACTTCCGCCTGCGACAATCGGGGGTCAAACTGCACGATGGCGCCGGATTCCAAGAACTGACGGGGGCCTTTGTATCCTTCAGCGGGCTCAAGGCGCACAACGCGCTTATTTTGACCGTGGTGATAGTAGTTGCTGAGCTCGGAAAAGGGGGTGGCAGACACGGTCAGCACGTAGTTGTTGCGCTGGCCTTCAAGATTGGAAACGTCGGCATCAGCGGTGATGTGCTGATTCTGAAAGTACTTGTGAGGGCGGTTCGTCTTGTCTTGTGCGCAGTGGGCTTCTTCCCAGATGAAGAGTGTGTTGTGGGCGATTTGGGGGTGCGTGGCATTGTGAGTGAGATCGGCACCGCACCACACTTGAATTTGTTGTTCCAGCATTTGAATCAATGTTTCTGGCTCAGGATAGCTGGCGCATTCAGTTTGAACGAAGAGGCGGATGAACTGGCTTTTTGAATCACGGAGTTGATCCGAAAGCTCATGTTCCGCATTGCCGCAAATCACCACAACGCGTTCAATGTTGCGGCGGGTTGAAGGGTTAAAGCACAACATGTGACATGCGACGTAATAGAACGTCTGCGTCTTACCTGATTGTGGGTGTGCAAGGAGGACGGCCCAGTGGCATTCATTGCCATTGAACACATCAATGATCTTCTTGGCGGCGACGATCTGGTTCGGGTATGCCATGACTTGAGATTGGACTTCTTGGACTTCTTGGACTTCTTGGACTTGAGCAGCAGCAGCAGCAGCAGCAGCAGCAGCAACTGCATTCAGATGCTTCTTGCTGGATTCATGACGAGCGCGGTTGCCCTTGTCATTTCCGCCAGAGCTGGTCCATGTGCCATCACAAAGGGGACACACAGTCACGGGACGGTAGGGTGATTGACGAACACGAGACATATTTTTAAAATTCAACGAATTGTAAATTTGAAACACTGATTGATAAAAAGAAAAAATTGAAAACTTTCAATTTTTTTTCAACGTATGGGTTTTCTGATTGACATCGGATGGAGTCCAGAGTGCATTGAATGCATGTTGATTTTAATACATCATACCTTGGACTTCTTCCGGACCAACCAATATCTCACCACCACCAACCAAGCAAGTGTGTTCATCATCATGAGCACCTCCGCCTTTATTGGCAGATGGTTTATTGGCATTGGCGGTCAAATCATGCAATCTGCGATAAGTGGCCACGTGCTTTTTCATGAACTTCTTGGTTTTCCCGCGCGTTTTCTCCCACAGTCGGTGGCGCAGGTAACACACGATGGACAGCCGCACGGCGTCCTTGTTTTCCAGGTGGATGGGCAAGTTCCCGTGCCACTCGTGCACGTCCATGAACAGCACGTCACCGGTGCGCACATTGACGCCAACCCCGTACTGCGGAAAGCACGTCTCGGCCCCGGTGTACTTGCCGCGCTCAATCACTACCAGGTTGCCGAACCCCTCCGCGTCGTCGCCGCGGTCCGTGTGAATCGCGGTCTTGTAATTCACATTGGTGGTCACGGTGGTGAACGCGGTGTCGGCGATTTTAAAGTACGTCTGCTTGGCTTTGCGGTGCTGCTTCTTGTAATGGTCCGGCACTATTTTCTCGTAATAAGAGTCAATCTCTCTGATAAGAGGGGTCAACTTCTTGAATTTGTCGGGATAGAGCATGTTGAAGCGCGTTTCGCGCACAGCGGGATTCAGCTTGATGCCGTGCTTTTTCAGCAGCATCTTCTGGCTGGGCCCGAGCGAGTCAAAGTAGCCCACAATGTTGGTCATTGCGGCAACGTCCTTCTCGGTCTTTGCCTTTTTTGAACGCGACTTCGTCCTGATGCCGGACGTGAGCCGGCGGTTGGTGGACTTCGTGCGCGCAAAGTCAATCATGTTTTCGTAAAACGCGTCAATTTTGTCCTTGGACAGCTTGCCCTTCCTAAATTTGAGGAGGAGGCGGCCGTCGTCGGTGTAAACGTCGGCATCGTCGTTTATAATGATGTCAATGAGAGAGGGAGTGACGAACTGGTGCTTGTGCTTCTCCATGCCGGCGTCACTAATGTTCTTTTTCACGTAATACACGTCAACGCCGCCCTTCCGTTCGTGCTTCACAATCATTGGATTTGGATTAGGATTATTAATGCATAATGTATGCCGATATATTAAAAAAAATGGCAGCATAATATAAACAATAACCAATAAACAATAAACAATAAACAATAACCAATAACCAATAACACATGACGCCCCTGGTTTATAAGACGCTGACGACGGCGGTCATCATCACCACCGTGTTTTTGGCAGTGAGTCAATTTGACGTGTATTTAGAGGAAACGCACGCCATCACGGGGTACCAAAAAAACTTCCTGAAAGCGCCCGTGCAGTTCTTACTAATCTTCGTCGTGTCGCTCACAGTCTTGCACTTTTTCTCGCACTTGTTTCACGTGAAGCAGTGAATGAATGAATTACATGGCGGCAATGAACAAATGACAAACGCATTTTTATTTCTCCCGATGCTTCATAACAACCAACTACAAGACAACAACAACAAGATGAATCTCAACTTCAACATTGCAAAATACACCGGTGTTATGGCGTTTTACGCCGTGCTGACTTATGTCCTCTTTCCCGCGATTGCCTATTTCTTATTTGGAAAGACATTGGAGGCGGTTGGCAACGGTTTCATCACAGGAAGTGTCGTGTCGGTTGTTCTCTGGAAGGTGTACGGGTTTGGATTGGTGAAGGGTTGAGGGACATGCAATCGTGGAGGAAATAAGGTTTCATTTAATTTTACTAAAAAATGGGTTCATGTGAAACATTGAACTATAAAAAATAAAACCAAAAATTGATTCAAATTAAACCTCCCGATAATTAGCATTAGATTACATTGCAACGTCATTCGCGATGGACGTCCCTACATTCGTCTCACTCGTCGGATACATTTATGTTTTGACTTCCCCGCACAAACAATCAAACCGTCGTCGCAAAATCGGACTAAGCACGCTTCCGCATCATCGGTTAAACACGTATTTAACCAGTTGCTGCGACCTGGATGAATTGTATTTTGAAAAACTGTATCAAGTCCGTGTCAATTCTCCCGCGGAACTGCGCGCCATTGAGGCCAGCCTGCATTCGCATTTTGAAGCGCACCGGCGTCGTCGCGAGTGGTTTGAACTGGACTCCCCCGACTTGGTGGATGAATACATTCGGTCACTGCCGGCCTTCATGAATGAATGCACCCTGGGCGACATCCAGGATTTGCAACATTCAACCGAGGCCATAACCCAAGAAAAACAATTGTGCGATCTGCAAACCACGCACACACCAGAAGAACCCGCACCTGAAACCACGGCATGCAACCCACCCGAAGAATACTTCAACCACATGCTCAAACCGGGACAAGCGCCTCGGCGAATTCAAACCGAGCTATTTGATGCCTTCTGGGAGAAAACGGCCACATTGGATGCGTACAAAGGCATCGTGCAGTGGCCCACCGCGGTCGGCAAAACCATCGGCATGCTTTCTTTGTTCTTCATTTCATTCATGCGCCGTTCATCGCAAGGCAAAATATGGAGGGGGTTGTTAATCGCCCCACAAAATGACATTTTGAATACAATTATGGAACCCATTAAAAAAATGGAAAAATGGGGAATTGTTGTTATTTCAGGACATGACGCCCAATTTACGGATGCAATGCGCAACTGCCCAACCGACAAACACGTGTTGATAACAACGACACATGCATCCCTAACCGACCGTAAAAAATGGGACATGCTTCCAGAAATTCATCATTGTCATTATGACGAAGTGCAACAAAGCACCGGCGAGCAGTTCTTTGCGCTGCTAACGGAATGGATTCCAAACTTTGCATATTTGACAGGAACATCTGCCACCCCCAAAACCTGCAATTCGGACCAGCACGCCCGGCTACATCAGCTGTTTGGAACACCATTGTCTGTTTTGCATCAGTGCGAAATGGACGAAGCCGTGAGCGAGGGTTGGATTGCAAAACCAAAAATCAGCGCGAACATTGTTGAACATGACACGCGAATTCAAGAGTTCGTCGGAATAATTGCACAAAGCATTGTACAAAAACGAGCACATGGAAAATGGAATGAGTGTGGTGGCAAGGCCATAGCGTATTTGGACACAATCGCCGATGTGCAAAACGCGGTTCGCTGCGCGCTTCACCATTTTAACCGAAGCGCAACCATTTACATGGCAGTTAAAAATGACAATGAATACGCGGTGGATGAATCGGAATCGGACGGCATTGTGGATGGCGCAAAAAGCGATAAAGAGTTTGTAGAAGACGCAGCCGACGGAACGCCACGCATACTATTCGCATGCCAGCGATATCGCCAAGGCTCGGACATTAAGGGGATTGAGATGACCATGGTGTTATTCAAAAAAACCATTGGAGCCAATGTGTTTATTCAAATCATGGGGCGCGCCCTTCGCAAAGACCCTGGATACGACAACAAGGAAGGTTGGTGCATCATAGTGAAAACACGTTCGCCGGATGACACCGAAACACCGGAAGACGTCTTGGACAGCATCCTTCTTGAGTTTGCGAATTTCATGTTGACCACATCGGGATCGGCCGATGCAATTAGCAAACAGAAAATCCGCGAATTTATAATGCAGTTCCTGGTTCCACTCCGAATTGACAATGGCACGGATTACTCCATTGAAGAAACGATTGAACGAATGCAGTGCATGTACTTGCGCAAAGAATATGCATCTGGAAATAAATGCTTGCGCGAATATTGCAACGAAAAAAGGGTTGACTCCAGTTTTGAATATGCCGAACTTCGCAAACAGGAAACAGGGTTGTCTATTCCTTCTGTCATTCCGTGTCGTCAAAATGAAACCATATTCATGTTCTTTCATCCAAATGAACCGCGAATTCAAAAAACCGAATTCGCAAATGTATTAAGAATGAATGAATTGACCACGTCTCAAAAATACGAAGCATGGCGCAATGAACAACCATCCGGCGGTGCGAGTGCAACCTATCCATCCATTCAACACATAACTGACGGATATTTTGGTGCAAATGACACAAATTTCAATTCATTAGTGTCGGAATCAAAAAGAACGATGCGAAGGTAATGGTATTTTAAAATGATGTACTGTTTTTTTAAAATATTAAGCACAGTTTGTAAAATTACATTCGTACATTTTAAAACAATTTAAATATATCGTCAATGTATAATCCAGAAAATTGAAAGACGAAATGCCAAACAACCAAACAACACCCAACCCATCATCTTCACACAATCACGCGTCAATCATGTCGGCCGTTGCATCATTCAAATCAGGAATTGTTCGGATTCGGGATATTTTGAGAGGTCCTGGAGTTGCCATCACTGGAATGGATTCCATGCGACACATTTGTTTATATGTGCTGGCAAGATATGTTGATGCTGAAAAGGCGAAGGAGCTGGGCGTTCCTGCAAAATTCGCATGGGAGGAACTGATGCGTGTTGCGCAAACTGTGAAGGGGGGTGTGCAATTCGCGTTTGACTTGTTTTATCACAAAGAAGAGGATTGCTTGATTGCGCATTTTGACAGGTTATTCGGAACGGAGAAGTTTTCGTTTGACATCAAGAATCCTGCGAAACACAAAGAAATCATGGAGATCATGACCCGAATCAATGTTCGCGTCACCGACGAATGTATGGATTTGCTGGGATGGGTGTACGAACAACATTTGGGAACCGGTTCTTCATCGGCTTCGCGTGATTTATGTCAATATTTCACCGACCGCGCCATTTGCGAATATATGGTGCGTATGTGCAACCCAGGGTTTGAAGAGGACGGTGTTCCTGAATCCATTTGTGATCCCACCATGGGAACCGGTGGGTTTCTGACAAGGGTCATCAAGCATTACGGACGAACCCACCCAGACAAACCCATTGACTGGAAAATACAGTGCAAGGAAATCCACGGATGCGACACTGACCCGAAAGTTGCGGGCATTGCGCGATTGAATTTGTTCATGGAAACGGGAGGGCACCTGGCCGAAAATTTGCTCACGCATGATTCATTATACGATGACTTGCCTCAAAACGGGTACAAGGTGATTTTGGCAAACATGCCGTTTGGATTGAAACAACTGGTTCATGCGGATTGCTGCGAGAGAGTAAAAGACTTGAAAATCAGAACAACGAAATCAGAACCGCTCTTTCTGCAGTTGATGATGGTTTCCCTCAAGTTGGGCGGCAGATGTGCGGTGGTTGTGCCGGATGGAATGCTGGTGAATGCTTCAAATGGTCATACTGGCACCCGAAAACATTTACTGGACAATTTTGAGCTGAGGCGTGTCATCAAAATGAGTGGACAATTCTTTGTGAACACAAGCATTCAGCCGTCAATTCTATTCTTTGAGAACACCGGCAACCCAACGACAGCAGTTGAGTTTTGGGATGTCGTGAGGGGGGCGAATGGCGACATTCAAGAAACAATGGTTCTTTCTGTGCCAAGAGCAAATCTTGATGCAGATTGCTCATTTGACATGCGTCGCTATCAGGAGGTGAAAGTTGTTGCAAATCCTGCTGGGTTTCATATGGCGAAGTTGTCTGATATTGCTGAACTTTGTCACAACAACACTGAAATTGTGGATGATGCGAATGGCATGTATACCAAATACTTTGGTCCTAAGATTGTTGGAAAATGTTCCAATTACCATTTTGACGGCGAATACATCTTAACTCCCGGTCGCCAGAGCATTGGGCTATTGGGATATGTGAATGGGAAATTCACAACAACGCACACCTTTGTAATAAAGGTTAAATCCGAATACAGTTCTAAGTATGTGTATTATTATCTACTGCTCAATAATAAACTATCCGAAAAGAGAAAGGGCATTATCCCATACATTAAGAATGAAGATGTCCTCACTCTTCAAGTCATTGTCCCTCCCATTGAAATCCAGCAGGAAATCGTCGCCACCCTTGACCGCATTTATGCGCCGGGCACGACCGAACTGGCGGAAACGATCAAATTGACTGACCGGGCAATGGAGCTTGTTCTGGCAAATCCTGGCGGTGCTTCACTTGAGCCCATCGTGGAAGCACAACGCCTCATTCGCAAATCGGCACAGATGGTGGCGGATGTGAAGGCGCAGATGGCGGCAGTCATGAAATCGGTGAGAAGCCGTGGGTTTCAATTGAAACATCTGTCGGAAATTTCACTTTATACCAACGGTAAGACACTGTCATCTGCTCAAAAATTGGAAGGGGGTGAATATGACGTCATGGGCGGCGGAATGTCATACAATGGAAAAACAAACAAATTCAACCGTGAAGGGGAAACCATCAGCATAAGCAAAAGTGGTGCATCTGCTGGGTTTGTGCATTATCACGTCAAAAAATATTGGGCGGGTGATTGTCTCACCATTGTTCCCAAAGACGAATCATGTTCAATCAAATATTTGTATTATTACATCAAATTGAATGGTTTGACAAAATCCACGGTTGGAAGCACAATTCCTCATTGCAAATGGAATGACATTCAGAACATTCCCGTGGCCATCCCTCCGATTGATTTTCAGCAGTCGGTCATTTCCCGCTTGGATGCTCTCCAGTCCCAACTTGTCGCATTGGAAACCCTACAAAGGCAGTCAGAAGACAATGCCCGTTTCATATTGGAATCCTATCTCATGTGAAAAATACATCATATACATATACAGCCACCGCAGTGCAATCATTTCAGATCCACGCCCGGGAAATTGGGGTTTTCGCGATTCAAATTGGTCCACTTGCGGATTCCGCACGTCTGACAGGGGATGTGCGCGCAAACAAAGTCCTCGCCAGCGCGTCCAACCGATTGTTTCAATTTGTTGGCAATGCTTGACTTGACTGCCTTGACCATATTATGTGCTCTGTACTTCTCTACTATGTAGTGTGTTGTTGATCAATTTTTTAAAAAAATGGATAAACTCTCCGACAATTGTTTCAACGCCTGATGGTTTTTTTGCAACAAATGGAACGAATTATACCTGAAACATTACAGTAAATGTTTAGGCAGCCCATTTGCGAAAAAACCCAATTGAACCGGATACATTTTTTTTTATCATGCATATACATAAACTTCCAACACGAACAAACCCAAAAATGAACGATTCGGTGGCCAGTACAATTGCAAAAAAGCCACACAATGATGATGATGCTGATATATTGGCATTAATCAAAGGGTTAAAACGTATTAGATTTAAAAAACGCCTTGATCCAAGTTACCTTCATGCGGCTGATATGGCGGCATTAATCAGAGGGGTCAAACGTGCTTCTGTTAGCGAAAAAAACCAAACTACTGCGTCCAACATTTTTCTAAAACAAACGAAAAAGGGTGGAAAAAGCCATAAGAAAAGCCATAAGAAAAGCCATAAGAAAAGCCATAAGAAAAGACACTGATCTTATTTAGTCATTTAACCGAATCATTTAATTTTTTTGATAACTTCAAAAAATTTATCGCATTTAATGTAAAAATGGATAAAAAATCTATGTGCGGTCAACGCCTTTTTTTGTGGGTGGACCTGCGACCACGTTGTCTAGAACGCGACTTGCGACCACGTTGTTTAGAACGCGACTTTTTGCCACCCTGTTGCCCCGGTTGTTGCCCCGGTTGTTGCCCCTGTTGTTGCCCCTGTTGTTGCCCCTGTTGTTGGTCCCGTTGTTGCCCCTGTTGTTGCCCCTGTTGTTGCCCCTGTTGTTGGTCCCGTTGCCGTCGCTCTTGTTCCCGTTGCCGTCGCTCTTGTTCCCGCCGAATCTGCTCCATTTTCCAAGCCATCACTCGCCGCATTCCATCCTGGCGCTCCTGGGAATCCGCATGGAGTTCCGCTTGGAGCGCCGCCTGGTATTGCCGTTCTAATGCACTTCTGAAAATATTAGTAGATGATATACCTTGTAAAATACGTAATGCACTTGGTGCACGTGGTTCTGATTTGACCATTTTGAAAGGTTATACATAATACATGTAAAATAAATATTTACAAATATTGTGATTCATAAAAATGTGGGTCGGCAACTTTCAACATTGGAAATTAATGCCTTTATCATGTCCTCGTTAGTTGGGTTGTCTGGCAAACCGGAAACGTCCCCCAAACGCATCCCTCCATGTAGATGTTTTTTATGTGTCATGGGCATGGTTATGTATTATTATTAATTTTTATTATTATTTATTAAATTCAAAATACGAATTTTGAATTCAACCTATATTGATTTCAACGCCTTTTATTGTGTGCAGATTTTTTGCGACGATGCACGGACTTGCGACCGCGTTTTTTGGAACGCGACTTTCCGCCAAGATGCTTACCATAATTACGATTAAATACATTAGTTGCATAAGAATGCATCAAGCGCGCAATCATATAAAATGTTTTTGGGTATTGTTGTTCTAATGATATAAGAAAAGCTATAATATCCTGGTTAGCATCAATATAAGCACGACATGCAAAAGCCAATGACTCATCTGCATCCAAATGAGGAAACTTTGTATTGAATAGTTTTAATAATATACCGGTTGGTTGTAATAATACATCAGTAAATACATCACCAAATAATTGTGCATATTCTTTCGGGGTAACGATTGGTAATTTAGGTCTATCCATAAGCTTACTAATAAGCATATAGTAATAATATTTTTTGGTGTATTCGGGTGTAGTTGCATCTTCATCATATGAAAAAACAGCGGGGGGGGTATTAAAAATGTCAACAATATGCGCGTTTATTTCGTCAAGCTTTTTCAGTACAGATGGTATATCTTTACCACGATGTCCAAACCTCGTGATGGGTGTTGATCGTCCTGACGGCGGGGCTGGGGATTGTTCTAACTTTCGCGAATGAACTTGATCAACAAAAGTTGCGACTGGTTGTTGGTATTGAGTTCTTAACGACATGCGCAAATATTCAATAACCTCTATCCATTTAACGGGATCTACCATTAACGGAGGATTAATCTTACTCAATATAGGATTCACATCCTCAATGATAAACTTCCTCTCTTTGTCAACATTAAGTTCATCGCTATATAAACTGTGGACAATGGCTTGACCTCTATAGACTAATATCTGAATAAAAATATCACAAGGAATATTCAAGTGTTGTGAAAGCTTCTGAGTATCAGCATCACAATTGGACAACTTGATACGTATTCTGTTCCAATTTTCGAACATTAAAAGTGCTTGTTGTCGTAATAGTTCTGGAGTTAGCTCCATTTGTTGATGCTCGTGATAAATATTTTACAAATTTATACATAATGTGCATAAAATATTTATTATAAAAGGTTGAGGGGTTACGAGGAGGTTTAAGGGGGCAAAGGAGGGGGTCAAAGGGGGGACTCATGTCCCCCTTTAAAAGAGGCTAGAGTTACCCCAGCCCGCTTCATTCGCCGCCATGGGCTCAAAGTCCATCATTGGTTGTTGCTGCTGCTGCTGCTGCTGCTGTGGGCCGCCGCCGGAATACATGGCGTTAAAGTCCTTCACCATGCCGCTCATGGCATTGCCCATGCCCATGCCCATTTGGGCCCGGTTGCTTGTGAGCTGAGGTGGGGGAGGCGGTGCCGTCATGGGCACGCCCGACGCCATGGAGCCCGTAATTGGCTGCGTCACGCGCACTTGGCCCTGCCCCTGGCCTTGTGATTGTTGTGTCTTGTTGGCCCCGTTGCCCGACCACATGTCCACCGCGCGCTCCACCAGGATCTGCGCCTTCTCGCCCAGCTTCGTCTTAATGGAGAACAGGATCATAACAAACACCATGAGGATGTTGATGATGTGGAAGCGCTCGTACTTGATGCCGCTATACGTGGGGAAGTAAATGATCACGCGGTGAATGAAGTAAATGCCGAGCAGCATGCCGAACGTCTGCGCGAAAATCTCGGCCAGAATGGTCAAACTGCCCTTTTCATCATCCGGGTCGGGCACGTAGTACCGAATGACGTAGATGACCAGGATGGCGGGAATTAACCCGATGGCCACGTATTGCATCATGTTCAGGACTTCGCCCTGCGCGTCCTCGTTCAGCTTGAACACTTGCTTAAAGAAGCCGCCGCCCGCGGAAGCGGTGTCCCTGGCCGTGATTTCAATGGCGTCCATATTTGGTTATATTTATTTACAATAATGAGAGAAATTAAAATGAAAATGCCAACAATGATATAAATGATTTTAATTGTATTATGGTACACAACACCCGTACCCATGTTAAAAAACCTTGCAGAGTACAACAAATACCGCCGCGTGCAAATTGTGCATCCCACAATCCACGAATTCCCCCTGCGACATGAAGAAAATCAGTATCTCAATTTAATTGATGATATTCTCTCGGACGGGACGAAGGAAGAGGGACGCAACGGCACCACGTTCGCGGCCGTTGGTGTGGCCATGCACTTCTCGCTAAATGACCGCCGCGTGCCCTTCCTAACGACGAAGCGCTTGGCGTGGAAGACGTGTCTAAAGGAGCTGCTGTGGTTCGTTCGCGGCGACACGGACAACAAGCTGCTGCAGGCGCAAAACGTGCACATATGGGACGGCAATGCGTCGCGCGAGTTTCTGGACAGCCGTGGACTAGTTCACAGAGCCGAAGGAGATCTGGGACCCATTTACGGATTCCAGTGGCGGAACTTCGGTGGCGATTATGCCCGCAATAACAATGCCAATGCCACTGACAATGATAATTGCAGAAATGGCGTGGACCAGCTGCAGTTAATCATTGATGCGCTAAAGGATCCCGAGCAGCGCACTTCGCGCCGGCTCATCATGTCGGCGTGGAACCCGTGCCAGCTGTCCGAAATGGCGCTGCCGCCGTGCCACGTGCTCGCGCAGTTCCACGTCACGGAAGGCACCCGACTGTCGTGTTCGCTGTATCAGCGCAGCGGGGATGTGGGACTGGGCGTGCCGTTCAACATCGCGTCGTACAGCATGCTGACACATCTTTTAGCACACCACTGCGGCCTGGACGCGCACGAGTTTGTGTACCATTTGGGCAACGCACACATTTACGACGATCACGCGGAGGCGCTGCAAGAACAAGGTAGACGGGAGCCGCACGAGTTCCCGAGAATCGCCATTCGGGCGCTGCACGAGGACATAAACGACTATCAAGTGGGGGATTTTGAGGTGCAGGGCTACCAATGCCATGATGCAATTCCAATGACGATGCGACAATGAGCGCATTAAATGCTTAAATGCGCAAAGAATATAAAATAATAGTGTCGCATGCATGTATAATCCGTTTTACCCCATTCATTTGTAAATGAGTAGTTCAGCTTCCATTTCGGCGGCAAAGAAGCGTCGCGCGAACCAGGTTCAGCCACTGCAACCACAACAACAACCGCTGATGCAACGACCCATTTCGGCTCCTGGGCCGGGCCAGGCTCCGTCTTTAGCGAATTTGAATCCTGTGCAGCGACAGCAGTTTTTGCAGCAGCAACAACTGCGCATGCAGCAAATGCAACAACAACAACGGCAACATCAGCAACAACAACAACAACAACAACAACAGCAGCAACGGACTCAGCCACCCCACCAGCAAATGCAACAACAGCCACCACAACAACAGCAACAACCGCAACAACAACCGCAACAACAACCGCAACAACAACCCGTGAAATTGACCTGGCCGGCACCCCCCATTTATGTCATGAAACAAATGGATACCCTGTTGTTTCAACACGGTCAATCCATTGATGAAATTAAGAATCGGTTGAACTGCATTGAAAATGGGGTGGACGGCAATGACAATGCAAATGCCAATTTCAATGCCAATTTCAATTCAATTGAAAGCATTAAACCGGGGCTGTTGTCAGATCCGGACTTTGTGAACGGCATTGTGGACAACATCATGACCAACTCCAATTTGTCCGAAATAATTGAGCAAATTGACTTCGTGCAAACCGAGAACCGCGAACTGAGAGAAATGTTGTATGCCCAGCAAAAAACCATCAATGAAATGAACATTATGCTTTTAAAATTGTTCTCCTATCAAAGCCAACTGCAATCAAGCCAACCGCAATCAAGCCAACCGCAAGAAACTGTTGTGGATGAGCCACATCAGGATGAGCCACATCAGGATGAGCCACATCAGGATGAGCCACAGCAGGATGAGCCACATCAGGATGACATGGATGATGGTGAATGTGCAGAGGAAACCGCAGAGGGTGCAAACATTGCACTTGAAATTGTGGACAAATCAACACGATGAGTCCTTCGTTAAATTTATATGAAATTATTGTAGCATATAAATAAGCATTTAAACGTAGAATATCAGTTCCACTCATATTGAATGCAATCCGTGTTTGCTGTGTTAATATTTTGCGTCGTATTGTTCCTCTACTTGCACATTTATTTTCATTTGAAGACCAGCAATGACCTGGAAGTGTATGAAATAGACCAGCCGTCCAAGGACAAATTGGAAGAAGTGTGTGATTTGCGGCAGCCCGTGCTGTTTGACTACGCCAACGACCGGCTCATGGAATCGTGCACGCTGACCGCGATCCGAAGCACGTATGGCGCATTTGACGTGCGCCTTCGCAATGTGAAAGACACCGCCGATGAAGCCGACGCAACCGACTTGTACGTGCCGCTGACCCTTCACACCGTGGCCGAGACATTCCGCGGCGACAAAGAGTCCCGTTACATCAGCGAAAACAACGGCGACTTCTTGGAAGAAACCGGGCTCGTGAAAACGTTCAAATACAACGACGCATTTTTGCGCCCGCCCATGGTGTCCAAATGCATGTACGATGTGGTGTGTGCATCGCCGGGCACCCAAACGCCGCTGCGTTACGAACTGAATTACCGTAACTATTATTTGGTGACGCACGGCACCATCAAAATTCGGCTCATTGCCCCGCACGCCAGCAAGTACCTGTGCCCCGTGTCCGACTACGACAATTTTGAATTCCGTTCGCCGGTGAACCCGTGGCAAATACAAGCGGAGTACCGTGCCGACTTTGACAAAGTTAAGACCATGGACGTGGAACTACGAGCAGGCCAAATTATTTACATTCCGGCGTACTGGTGGTGCAGTATGCAGTTCCCATCGGATGGAATGTGCACGCTGTGCTGCTTCAAGTATCGCACCTACATGAACACGGTCAGCATAACAGACAAGCTGTGCATGTGGATGCTGCAGCAGCAAAATGTGAGACGCGATGCGATTGAAAAGAAAATAACTGCTCATGCAGCTCATGCGCCGACCAATGCGCTTGATGCGACAAGCAATGTTGCTGCCGATCCGCCGAACAAGGCCAGCGAATGAAGTCCAACCATTCACAGGTTACTTCGGATTGCATCCAGTTCGTGCATAAATTCAGCCGCAGTGAATCTAGTTTCAATGGGACACAATGTGCGCTGAAATAGAGCGCGAACCGAGTCGTGTTTGATTTTGTCAAAATAAGAGGCATTGATGTGTCCGCCTTCGTCCTCAAAAAAATCGTTAGGGTATTCCTTGGGGTGACAAATGCACTTGCACAATGTGAGCATTGTGAAAAACAGCAGCCCCAATGACCAAACGTCGTGTTCTTTGTTGTTTTTCGCCCAGTGGTAGGAATCCGCGGATTTTGTCATTTTTTTGCATCCATTGCCGGTTTCCGGCGCGCAATACGGTTTGGTTCCACCGGTTCCTTCGCTAACGTTGTCTGCACCCGACATTCCGTAATCAATAACATAAAGTGTTAGGCAATCCGTTTGATCCATGTCAACCAGGTGCTTGCCGTTCCCGTTCCCGTTGCCGTTCCCGTTCCCGTTGCCGTTCCCGTTGCCGTTCCCGTTGTGCTTGATCAAAAAGGCATCGTCCGAATTGGTGTTGGAATCGGTGGTGGTGTCCGAATCCGAATCCGAATCCGAATCCGAATCCGAATCAGTTCCAACGTTCGAACCATCCCGAGTGGTTTTGACAACCAGCGTGTTTCCGGGTTTAATGTCTCCGTGCACTATGTTGCACGAGTGCAAATGAACCAGCGCTTTTGCCATTTGCGCGCACAGGTGCAATATCACTGCATCGCTCGGACGATTGCGATAATACCATAAGTCAATGGTCAGCGTGTTCAACACTGCCGGTTGAATGCTGTAAGAAATGTGATGAAATATGGTGCGCTCATTGCATGGTATTTTATCAATGCTGTTGATTTGAACGCATATGGGCACCACTATGTGGTGCTTGGTGTCAACTCCAACCGCATGCCCATGTTTCACCAACTGAGACACCGCATATTGCTCGGAGTGTATCTGAGAGTTGTCAAACGCGTGTTCCACTCGCACCATGAAATTTCGCATCTGAAACATGCCTATCAATTTTCGCATCTTAATGAAGAGGTCGTGTGTTACGCCGGGATCATGCACGTTGATGTCGCTTGTGTCAATCATGAGGCCTGATCGTCGTCTGCTTTTTTCAATTATTTTTATCACGTCAACCCTTTGCAATTCATACGATCTCACATACCGTCTGGTTGGATCTGACAACAAGCACAATTGCTGAATCATTCCAATCAATGCCGCCAACGTTGAACGAACATCATCCGAATGCGCGGATGCCTTCCATTTTTCAATAACGGCAGTTTCACTTGATTGGTATGTGAAAAGGGTGTTCGCGAGTGTTAAGGGGTTCGCAAATATCCGCGTGTGTGATGCGACGGGTGCGACGCATGGTTCAGGGGCGACGGGTGCGACGCATGGTTCAGGGGCGACGGGTGCGACGCATGGTTCAGGGGCGACGCATGGTTCAGGATCGGGACCAGGCATGCCATAGTTCGTCTCGGTGTTAGTGGTTGGTTTGGTCATGATGTTGCGAATCATCAGCTTTATGTGTTTGAACATATAAATGTAATTGAGTTTATAATGTCGTCGTGTGCATGCTTCACTTAAATATCCAAATGGGTTTATATTGTTTAATTTGGTAAAAAATATAAATGAAAGACAGTATATACCAACATCTGTGGTCCAAGTCATGTCCATTTGCGAATCAAAGTTATTCAAAAAGGCATTGGAAAATGAAAACAATGCGTTGATATCCACGTTGAACACGCGCAAGATCATTGCAGAAAAACAGCATTTCTTGCGAAAATTGGGTCTTCCGTCCGAAGTGCTGCAAGACTACATGGTGAAGCTGAGAGATTATCGTCACGTGGACGACTTGAACGGCGTGATGCACGGGTCATACATTCGTTGGATTGATTTGAAAAATCCGGAACGTCTCACGCTTGCCCGTGGAGCCATCATTTGCGACATAAAAATCGGGCAAAAGGGTGTGTTGCTGTTGTGCAAAACGCATCCCAGCCCCGCCATGTTTCACGTGAGCATGGATGAATCTCTCATTTTTCAACGCCTCACACAACAAGAACGAATCATATTGGTTGCAATGGATTATTTGGACACGGGCAACCAAGACGAATACCAAGACACCGACTAACTACCCGCAATCAGGAGGAACCATTACAACCACGCAATCCGAATGATCGCCATCGTCATCATTTGCCATTTCATTCGTTTCAGTGGACCTAGCGTATGCTGCAACCGCCGCGCTCACAACGTAAGCAACCCCATTGCACGTTTTTTTCAACACCCACACGCTGATTTGGAACGCCGCAGAAAATGCAACTTCAGAAATCAAAAATAACATCGGACCTTGAACGCAAAATGCATAACAAATTGTTATATTATTTTTATTTTTTATTTTTAAAAGCGACATTTTTCCGCGTTTTGGACAGCACCTGATGCGAAGCCCCTTTGCGTGCTAATAGCCGCGCCTTCCCCTTGCACGACATGTCAAAAAACTTCAATCCCTTTTTCCCAAACACACTAGCAGTGCAAAGCGCAATCGCATTTTGCGTGCCCGTTTTTTTTTCCACGGCCTTGATGCATTTGCACAACTTGGTGGCCAAAATGGTCTCCGCTTGATGTTTAAGCTCATGGCTGCTTAAATGTTCAAACGGCAGTTTGTAATACGAGAGAATTTTCTGATAATCCGTTTTGGTCATAGACGACGTGCTGCTCATACTGATGTTCAATGATTGAGTAACTGTCCTAAATGTTCATCAACCGCCTATTAAACAATGATAAAAAAAATGCGACCCCACGTCATCAAAACCCCACGTCATCAAAAATACTTGCAAAAATTAATATAAATTCATTATAGTTGCATTTTGGTAAGTGTTACACAAATACAATAATTAGCACAACCCGCAATTAGCAGACCACATGGCATCCGCATCGCGATCATCGCTGTCAGCATTTTTGAATCGGCTGCATCTGAGTGGAAACAAAAGCAGGGTTGTGGTGCTTGATGTGGATGAAACCATTGGTTACTTTGTGGAACTGGGGATTTTCTGCGACGCGCTCACCCGGTTTGCATGGCACAATGACGAGACCATGCAATACACCCATTTCAACACATTGATGGAAGTGTTCCACGAATTTCTGCGCCCCAACATTTTAGAGCTGCTGCAGTTTTTGAAAATCAAAAAGGAGTCTAAAGAGTGCGCGGGTGTGCTGGTGTACACGAACAACTGCGGCCCTCGCATCTGGGTGGAGCACATCACCAAGTACATTGAGTCCAAGCTGGGCGAGCCGCTGTTTGACCAAATTGTCGCCGCATTCAAGGTGAATGGCGAGGTCATAGAAGTGGGTCGCACCACAAACGACAAGACGTACGAAGACTTGCTCCGATGCACCAAACTGCCACCCAATGTGGAAGTCTGTTTTTTAGACGACCAGCTGCATGCAAAAATGGAGCACGCGCGCGTGTATTACATCAACGTCAAGCCGTACGTGCATCAACTCAGCGTGGAGACGCTGATTGGCCGATTCATGCAGACGCCTGCGCTTCGTTCCACCATTTCGGCCGGCTGCAATGCACCCGAATTGCGCGCTAAAATAATGCATTTCATGCAAAGATTTAGCACAAATTATGTTCCTAAAAATCCTCTGGAACAAGAAGTGGATGCCATTATCAGCAAAAAGATCATGGAGCATTTGAAAACGTTTTTCGTGAAAAAACTGAAGGGCATAAAAAAAACACCCATGTCGCTCAAAATGAAAATGCCTGCCAAATCCAAAACATTGAAACTAAACCGGTTCAAACACAATTAACAACCGCCTTTAGCATTTTTTTTTTATCATGTTATGTCATAACCAACCCAACAATGATCAACATTTCCAGTTTGCTCTATCTCGTTTTCCTCTTCTACGTGCTTAGCCCCAACGTGCTGTTGCGCATCCCCCCCAACGGCTCCAAGCACGTGGTTGCTCTTGTGCACGCCGTCGTGTTTGCGGTGGTGTATTACTACTCGTCGGGCTACGTGGGTGCCATGCTCGGTTCTCTTTGAAAACAAACTCCAAATTTAAATTTAAGCAAATTGGTAAATTTAAATTAAACATGCAACATCCCCCGGTGGGTTCACACGGCCGAACGTGTCTTGCGGCGACGGGTTGAACTGTGTTGTTTGGACCTTAGTTGTCCCATTGATGCGGCGCGTCTGCGCGTTGCCGAAATGTGACCGGACTTTTTGGGCAGGTATATGACAACATTTTGGTTGGGGTTTGAAAAAATGGATTTGTACTGATTCAATTTGGCGCGAATTTTTTCTTTGATGCTGGACATGGTTGAGGCGCGTTTAGGAGAAACTCTTGACATTTTTGTCAATCCAACACTGGCATATGTCTTTGATTTGTTGGACTGTGATGGTTTTTGAAACAATCCGGATTCTGCTCGTGATTGTGCGCGTGATTGTGCGCGTGATTGTGCGCGGGATTGTGCGCGGGATTGTGCTTGTGATTGGCGACCACCCATCTTGCCTTGGACCTTATGGGCTTTCAATGCATCACTTAATGTGGTTGGCCCAATGTTGGGAAGCCCGCCAACATCAATGCAAGTGCATGGATTTGCGGCAAACCATTCGCGTTGAAGTTGCATGGCCGCCATTATGCACCCAGGAAACTCTTGTGGAAACATCTGTTCCGGTGGACTTAAAAATGCAGCAGCTCCAACATGAACCACATGCCACAATCTCAAAAATGAACGTGGAACTTGTTTGGTTGCTTCCATGTGTTGTGAAAATTCATCGGAAACCCACATTTCTGGAAAATCAAAAACTTCGTTTGTAGCCGTTTGCGCCACAAATGGAACCTCTGTTTTGCCACGTGCAGTCAATGCCGTCATGTCGGGCGTTGAATGAGTCGCCGCCGAATTATTGACAATTACGCAAACATGTCTTGCAACATTGAATGTTGACACAGTTGTGGTTGGTGCCACTATTGCACCATAATGAACCGGAGCAATCATTGGCCCTGGTCTCACCATGCCGTCTGGCATGCTGAACAACAATGACAATGAAGATACCCGAAAATTTGCAGTCAAATCATAATGAAATGCAACTTGACCGTGAGCTCGTCTAACGTAAAAATCAATCACCATGCTATGCTCCGGGCATGACGTGAAATTATCGCCAAACTTTCCATAAGTGAATGCCATTTGAAACAAAATATTTTGCATCAACCTCATTTCAATCTCTGGAGTAATCAGTTGGGCATATGATCCATCATCCAAATATGTTAAAGATACTTCATTAGGAAGAAGGTTTAATACTGCATGATTTATTTTTTGTTTCACACAAGTGCCGTTTGCAACGTTCAATGTGTACAAATATGGCAATCGGAATAAATCGGGTATACTTGAATCCCGATTCAAATCATCCAACATGTTGCAAACAGATCCGGACAACTCCTCCGGAGTTTTAAAACGCGCTGCAACCACCGTTTCCAAAGGACAATGTGCCAAGTTCAAATTGCCATGGATGTGCACATTTTGCATGGTTTGCAAAAATTCCGTGTTAATTTTGAGGACATCAATTTCCATTAAATAATCGGTTACATCATTTTTAACAACCGTCATGTTTGCTCCCAACATCAATCTACTTGTCAATGAATCGGTTTGATATGAAGTCTGAACATTCCATGCAAATCGTTCAACCCCCATCGGTTCATACACACAAAAGAGTTGTGAATTTGCATCATTTGTGACGGGAGCGATAAGTTTGAAACCATGAGGATCTGAAGGAAACATCATCACCACTTTTTTTTCTCTATCGGTGGATGCACGACTCAATCGGAATGTCAACCGAATGATTTTAGAGGGGTTCAATGCAAACACCAAACCCTCCCCGATGTCATTCAATGAGTAATCAGTGTCACGCGTCAAACTGGACACGGGAACAAATCCGTTGCAAGTTAAAACCTTCATCCGAGCTGAAACTGGTTGTGGATACACCGTACCGGGAGTCAGTTGTTGATACTCATTGTCACCCTCTTGAATGAAGATGCATGGGGCACTTGGAACATCTACTGAAAACGATTTACCATGTTCGCTGGAAGCTCCTGCAGAGACAATGTTGCATTTTAAATGATTGACCAAATAATTATTCCTCAATTCCAGTGGAGTTGGAAACCGAGTGACAACTGTGCTGTTCTTCATATGTGCGAATATGCCATTTTTACTGGCAATGTTCAGATTTTCAATGAAATCAATTCCTTGTATGTGCCCGCTTTCAAGAAGTTGTTGCATATATAAAGAATGCTCCGCTGGACATGCATCCACAACTTGTTTCGGGTCCGTCGGACTGGACGAGAGTCTATTGCAAAAAAAGAAGAAACTAACACCATCACGAATGATTTCGATGATAGTTTTCGGTATTTTTATACCCGACATATTGGCCAATCCGTGTTTATATTAGATGCTTTGTTGTATATATGATTGTATATTATATACAATGACATAAATAAATTTAGGTTTATGGCATTGAATTGATTCCACATTCTTAATTTCATTCCACATTCTTAATTTCAGTTCGGGTGGAATTGTTGAACACGCGATTGGCTAAATTGAAGCAATCTGGATTCACAGGTTCAAACTTTTCGGTTCTGAACAACAGTGGATGAGTTTGCGTGATTTCACGTGAATCAATGCGAACATTGTACAAGTCACTTTTGGATGAAGGCACGTATTCCGATTGGTCGCATTTCTGCATTCCAAAAAATTGGTTGCGCAGCGTGGATTCCACGTTAACTGCCGTGGCATAGCCAGACCACGGCGCCACTGCGCTTCCAGGATTGAATACGTGCTCCGGATTGTAAACCGGATAATTTGCAAGCGGCACGGTGGCTTCTTTGCGCTGGTCCAAAATGGGCATGACCGCGTACTTGGTCAAGACGGGACGCGCACACATTTGGGGCTGAAGTGGTGCTGAAGGAATGTTGCGATCACGCATGCGACGACTCAGCTCTTCGGTGCGCTCTTGTTGGCAATACGCCACCCCTCTGGCAACGCCATAAAATGGTTCATGAATGGGCAGTCTTGATTGCTGTTGCTGTTGCTGTTGCATTGTCATCTGTTTTGTATTGTAATACCATAATATTTATATTTTTTGAACAATCATTTAAAGAGTTTAATGTGTTAAATTATTATCACGTTCATTCATATATATCATGTGCGGCATTTTTTATTACGAGTCAATTGGGCATGGCTCCGACATGCGCATTCCCATGACCCTGTTGCACACGCTGCAATCCAATTTTGCTAAAATCTCTCATCGTGGCCCGGACAACAGCCGTTTTGTTGTGGCTGGACAGCGTTGCATCGGGTTTCATCGCTTGGCCATCAACGGTTTGGCCTCAAACGGTGATCAGCCTTTCAACATGATGGGATGCGAGCTCATTTGCAACGGCGAAATATACAATTACAAGAAGTTAATACACAAGTACGGATTTGACCACGCATACGCAAGCGGGTCCGACTGCGAAGTGATCATCCACTTGTACCGGCTGTTTGACGGCGACATGTGTGCCACGTTGAGGGAGTTGGACGGCGTGTTTTCGCTGGTTTTGATTGACCGAGAGCGCGACTTGGTGCACATTGCGCGCGACCCGTTCGGGGTGCGGTCGCTTTACATCGGCACTTCCAGCGACTACGATCGCGACATTTCGGTTGCCAGCGAAATGAAGGCGATGCAACACTGCGACCAAGTGGAGCAGTTTCCAGGCGGGTGCTACATGTCGTTGTCCAAGCAACAGTCCGACAATGCAACCAATGCAACCAATGCCCGGTTTGATTCGCATGTGAAGCCCTATTACGCGGACCTTTGTTTGGACGAGACCCAGGATGTGCCGTACCTTTACAATTTCGGCACGGCGATTTTGGATGACGACATCAACGCGTCGCCTGCACAATTGGAAATGTGTGCATGCGCATTGATTCGCAACTCGTTTGAATTAGCGGTGTGCAAACGGCTCATGAGCGAGCGCCCCGTGGGCTGCCTGCTGTCCGGCGGATTGGACAGTTCCATTGTCACCGCGCTGGTGGTGAAGCACATGCCACCCGGAACGGTGGTGAACACGTATGCGGTCGGCTTGGAGGGGTCGGTGGACCTGAAGTGGGCGCGCCGTGTGTCTGAGGAGCTGGGAACCCGGCACCACGAGGTGTGCTTGACGGAGCAGCAGTTTTTGGACGCCATTGACGCCACCATTTACCAGATTGAGAGCTACGACACCACCACCGTGCGCGCGTCGGTGGGCAACTACTTGGTGAGCAAGTACATCTACGACAACACGGACAACGTGGTGATTTTCTGCGGCGACATGAGCGACGAGATTTTCGGGTCGTACCGCGGGTTCACCAAGGCGCCCAGCGACCACGAATTTGCCCGGGAGAATGTGCGCATGGTGCGGGACGTGCGCTACTTTGACCTGCTGCGATCGGACAAGAGCATCAGTGGCGCCGGGCTGGAGGCGCGCGTGCCCTTTGCCGACAAGACGTTCCTGGAATTCGTCATGAGCCTGCCGCCGTGGATGAAGCGGTTCGGCGAAGGGGCCGAGCATGCGATAGAAAAGCACCTGCTGCGCAAGGCGTTTGGCAGCCTGCTGTCGGAGGACGTGATGTGGCGGCGCAAGGAGGCGTTCAGCGACGGCGTGAGCGGGCACGAGCGCACCTGGGTGCAAATCATTAAGGAATACGTGGACCAGCGCGTCAGCGACGTGGAGTTCAGCGTTGCAGCCGAGTTGAACAAGCATGAGCACAATGCGCCGTACGACAAGGAGAGCTACTATTACCGAACTGTATTTGAACGTCATTTTCCTGGAAAAGGACGCGCCGAAACCATTCCGTATTTTTGGAGGCACCCGTTTTGCGAGGGCACATTGGACCCGTCGGCGCGGCTACTAAAGGACGTCTATTCGGCCGAGAACCAACGCTAAGTGCGGAGAACCCAGGTTCAGCGGAGTTAAGTGGACTTGAGGTAGCTGATTTTGCACACCCCCTTTTCCAACATCGTGAACCCGTTGGCACGGATGTAGCTGTCCAGTTGCTCCATGTGAGGGTATTGATCAATGTCGTCAAACACGATCACGCCGCCGCACGGAATGCGCGTGTTGAAAAACTCAAATTCAGCCCGCACCAGTTGCGTGGTGTGCGGGCCATCCAAAAACACCATTGCGTATTTATTTACAATGCGTTTGCATTCATCGTAAATTGGGATTCCGTCGCAGTACCTTTTGAAAAATTCGGTGTCTTCCAGTGGGAAAAAAAGGCACTCCATGCCCGTGCTGTTGCACAATGCATACAAATTTGCAAGCATTCGGTTTTTCATTGAGTTCGTGTAATCCAGACGTTCCTTTCGGGTTTCAAAGTGTTCGTATTCAATGTTTCCAAAGGGGTCAACGGCGACGTGCGTCTTCTTCTGACCCGTTTTCAGCAGCGTTTCAATGATGAGTTTGGTTCCCCCGCCTGCACGCACCCCGATTTCGCAGGTGAGGCCATCCACGTCCTTGACCCGTTCAACTGCATCCAAGAGAATGTGATATTCGCGCGAGTCCGAATCCATGATGAGTTTTGTTTATATGATTTACCAGTTGCAATTTTTTAAATCCCTATTGCATTTTATTCACAAACGCGCTAAAATGCGGTATATTTGCATATTTGCACATAATATGCAACCACCCAAATCCACAACCTCTCCCGATGAACCTGAATTTAGACCAAGTGGATCACGTGACGCTGGACCTCATGGTGAATCAGCCGCAGTATGAGCGGTATTTGCGCTCCAAAGAAGCCGACCTGAACGGGAAGTTTGAAAAAGCCAAGCGTTTCTATAAAAAACGGATCATGGAAATGGCGCGGGACTTGTTGAAGGGCGAAACAATGAGTGATATTTTCGTGCTGCAGGCATTTGAGGCGTACGCCAAGGCGTGCATCACCTATTTTAGAAACAAGGACAAGAATGACACGTTGCAAGAAGAGCACATGGCGGAGTGCGTTGCGATAGGGTATCTGCCGCCCATCATTGAAAGCGATGCCAATGTCGACACCGATGCAAACGATGACAGCAATGATGGCGATGACAACGATCATGCAACCCACGATCATGCAATGAATGAGTCGTCCAAACGCAAATTGGAGATACTGTTGTCGTTTGACAAGCACAAGTCCCACACGCCGACGCTGGACACGTACGTGATAAAAATGTCGCCGTCGGCTGCATCAGCTGCGGCGCCCATCATCCCAAAACACCGAGAGATAAATCTGGATGACCCCAAATTCAAAACCAAGGACATTAAGCCCAAAAAGAATGGCCCGAATGGCCCGAATGGCCCGAATGGATCAACCTGACGAAATAAACCTAATTATTTTTATAGTGTAATATTGTAATCGCAATAGTTGCAATTTGCGGACATGAAAACGAAAACGAAAACGAAAACGCGTTCCCGACCCCGCCGCCGGTCTGCTGTCAAACGAACGCGCCGCTCGCAGTTTGAGCGGCTGAAGTGCGGTCCCGTGCAAGAGAATTACTTCACGTGTTATGACAATGACACGCTGCACAAATTGAGGGATGGATGGAATGTGCGGCATCCGGATGTGCGCATTGAAACCAATGATCCAAAAGAAATATGGGCATCGCTGAAAGAACGCATGAAGGGGATGTGTCGCAATGAAGCGTGCTGGATGCAAAAAATCACCGGGGTGGATCCTGCGATTGTGGCGAAAACGAACGGCACGTTTGCCCCCGAGGCTCCGAAGTCATGGACGCATGATCCGGACGAATGGCTCACCAGCGAGGACATTGAGAACGTGATGAAGCAGTACGAAGACAAGTTTCCCACGTTTGAATTTCTGGGACCCTCGCCCAGCGACTACAGCGCCCCCAAGTTAGCAGGGTCGTGCGTGTGGGAAGAGCTCTGCAACTTCAGTCTGAAAAACTACGTGGATTCGGGCACGCACAAAATCGGCGTAATTTTCAACACGGATCCTCACACGGAAGACGGGTCGCATTGGGTGTCGCTGTTCATCAACATGGACAACCACGCGAGTAAAAAGGAAAACAACTACGTCTTCTTTTTTGACAGCACGGGCGACCGGCCGCAAAAGGAAATCCGCGAATTCATCAAAACCGTCACGCAACAGGGACGCTCTCTCGGCATCAATTTCAAGTACCACGAAAACCGAAAACGGCATCAAAAACGCAACACGGAGTGCGGCATGTATGCGCTGTTCATGATTGTGAATTTGATTGAAGGCACGCGCACGCCGCAGGAGTTTATGCGCGGAGACCGAATTCCCGACAGCCACATGTTGGAATTTCGCAATGAGTATTTCAACCGAGGCGGCAGCATTTAAATTTTAGATGATTCGGATTCGGACACCTGCATATTTATTTTTTTCATTTATTTTTATATAAATAAATGATATAATACTACACCAATACCAAATCACACGAACTCAATAAGCGTGCGTGCATAAAATGACAACCTTCACAGACACCAATTTCACCTACAGCGTGTTGTCTGCTGCCAACAAAACGCTTTCCATTGTTGGATTGAATCCGACCAAGTATTCCGCCACCAATCTCAACTGGGGCACATTTCCGACCATTCCTCTCGTTTACGGGGGGTCCAATGTCACATACAATGGCGGTGGAAATTCAGCAAACGCTTACAAAATCACGGAAATTGGCACGTCTGCATTTGAATCCAAAACGTCCTTTTCAAACACGACGCTCACGGCCGCATTTTTGACAAGCAACTTGACGCACATTGGCAACAAAGCATTCATGGCGGTGAAGCTGGTTGGAACTTTGACCATTCCAGAAAACATCGTCAACATTGGAGCCATGGCATTTTACAACTGCACGTTGGTCACCAGCATCGTTATTGGAAAAGTGACAAATTCGGACGTGGTGTCCCACCTCTCGGACTTGGCCGCCGTGTTGAATAAAGAAATTGTGAATCGCAAAAATGCGGACGACTCATTGAACTTGTTGAAGGCCCCCATTGATGACGCCACATTGACCGGGACCGCCATCATTCCGATTGCCAACATGGACACCGCAATCATTGCAACCGCCAATGTGACCGAGGGGGTCATTTCATCTGCGGTCATGCAAACCCCCAACGTTGCAAACCGATTGGACGTTTCGGGCAACATCACATTTTCAGGGGGAAGTGTCACGACGAGCGGCCAATGGGAGTTCACGCTGCGACCCAAGTACAACGACAACGTCATTGCAACCGAGCCATTTGTCAACACCGAAGTGGCAAATCTTGCGGGAGAAACGCTGTCTTCCACACTGAACACATTGTCCGAACTCGCAACGGCCATTGGAAACGATCCGTCATTGGCATCCACGGTCATCAACGGGAACCCGATTTTGATGAGTTCCATTGCGTCTGAAATAAGCTTGCGGAATTCGGCGGTCACGTCGCTGTCCACTGGCTTGAGTGACTCCGCGTCTGCGCTCAATGCAAAAGACGCGGAGCTGAGTGCGGCGCTCAGCACGGAAATCAGCGTGCGAACCGGCGAGGCGACATCCCTGTCTTCGGCGCTCAGCGCTTCGGCGGCTTCATTGGCCATCGTGGATTCCGGGATAAGCACCGCACTTAGCACCGAAATCAGCACGATGATTGGCGCGGTCGCATCGTTGTCCACCGGGTTGAGCGCGTCCACAGCTGCATTGGCCGTCGTGGATTCCGGGCTCAGCACGGCACTTAGCGCCGAAGTCAGCGGCCGTTCGTCCGCAGAGGCATCCCTTTCCAGAACCATGAGCACTGCCCGGTCATCGCTGGTTTTGACCGACTCCGTCATCAGCACCGGCATTTCCACTGAAGTCACTCAACACAGTCAGTCGGTTTCACTGATGTCAATCGCGGTGAGTGCTGCGGCATCGGCGCTGACTGCCGGCGATGTGGCGTTAACCACTGCCCTGAGCGTGGAAGCGAGCACTCGCAGGTCCGCCGTGACTTCGCTTTCCGTTTCAGCTTCTGGCGCCATGTCGCAGCAGCAAACCAGCAATTTGGCCATGTCGGCCGCATTTGTCGCGGAATCCACCGCCCTCAGTTCGTCCGTGTTTTCGTTGTCGGGGTCCACTAGTCTGGCGGGATCGGCGATGATGTCAGTCAACGCCAGTTTAGTGGGCGCAATCTCAGCGGAAATCTCCAGGCGAATCAGCCAGACCGAATCCTTGTCCGTTGGATCCGGCGTTGCAGTTGGTTCGCTCATCGCTGCCAACACCGCATTGAGTTCTGCTCATTCCACCGAAGTGTCGGTCCGAGTCAGCCAAGCCGATTCCGTTTCGGCCGTGCTCAATGTGGCGCTGCCGTCAATTTCAACAGTTGCGGCGGGACTTTCCACTTCGGTCGCAAACGAGATATCCACCGCCACCAGTGCATTGAGCACCGCAATGTCCGGCCTGAAAGGAAATGCCGACAGCAGCCTGGACACGCTGGCCGAAATTGCGGCCGTGTTGAACACCAACCCCAGTTTGACACAGATTGCAACCGTGATGGCCGACATAACGGCCACCCAGAATGCGCTTTCCACGGAAGTCGTTGACCGCGTGAGTGCAATCGCGTCCGTTTCGTCGGCACTGAGTTCTGCGGTCGTTTCGCTGTCCACGGCGGATGCAAGTGTCAGCACCGCATTGACAGCAGAAGTCAGCACATTCAATGCATCCATCGTGTCGGTGCAAACCTCGCTTGCCAATGCAACAACTGGCACGAATGCTAAAAATAGCACGCTTTCCACCGGCCTGTCTTCTGAAATTGGCGCACGCGCGGCATCCCTCACCGCAATTGGAAACGCGCTTGCAACCGCATCCACGTCTCTTGCTGCGGCGGACACAAGTCTCAGCACTGCAATCTCCGCCGAATCGGCAAACCACGCGGTTGCACTCGTGTCATTTTCCACGTCTTTGATCGCGGCGAATTCGTCGTTGGCTTCCATTCATGCGCTGATGAGCACGAGCATTTCGGCCGAAAACGGGGCGCGCGATGCGGCCATTGCGTCGGTTGCATCGGTGCTGGCCGCATCCGCGGCAACCACGCAAACCGCCATCAATGCAACGTCCGCATCCATTGCGGCGGTTTCGTCTGAAGCCGCGCTAAAAACCACCACTGCATATTTGAGCGCCCAAATATCAACCCTTGTCGGCGGCGCACCGTCCACGCTGGACACGTTCGCCGAGATTGGCGCGGCACTGAACAATGAAAACAACTTTGCAGGATCCGTGACAACGGTGCTGGGAAACAAGGCTGCTGTGACAGACGTGACCACGCTTTCAACCACACTTGCGCTGAAGGCGAATCAAACCGATTATTCATTGCTGTCATCTGTGGTCGACACAAAGGCCGCCAGCTCGGCCGCCGAAAATGCCAGCGTCAGCATAAACGTGCTTAGCAACTCACTCGTCGCATTGATCAGCGATGTTAGCACGTTGAAGGTCAACGGCACAGCCATCAATCCAGGAACCGTTGCGGTGAACAGCATTAGTTTGACCGACCTTCAGGTTTGGACCAAGGAACTTTACACCAAACTGGCATTGACAAATCCAAACGGAACCATCAATGAAAAGCTGGTGCCTCTAACAAATCCGTCGTTGGTGAGCAGCACCCTTGGGTTTGAATACGACGCCAACCGTGAAGTCACCAAGGTAACGCATTTGATCACGGTGCAGTTTGACAAGGCACAAACAAGCGCAACGATCACGGGTGGGGTTGATAATTTGACAACGACGGTGAGCAACATGGTGCTGAATGCCAGCTCACACTATGTATTCAGTGTCCCGTACATTGGAAACACCGCTTACTACACGGCAAACAAGAGACAGGTCAACATTGTCGCTCTGGACACGCAATACCGAATGGCGCCCTTGATGCCGACCGTGATCGTGAGTGCACCTGATGCAACGGATGCCGTTTACAAGCATGCGATGCCCACAGTCACTAATAAAACAATCACAGTAAGTTCACCCTACTTGTATTCGGTTACCAATCCACCGGCTCGTTATCATGCCGAAAACTTTCCATACCTTGGCAGCATGGCGTCGTGGGACATGTCCATTTATTTTAAAATAACGAGCGGTTCGGGCACTTACAGAGCATTGGTCGCTTCATTCTACACGAATATTGATACTTCGGGTAGAAGTTGGGGTGTATTTGTTGACAGCGCAGATAAAATTTTCTGGGCATGGAAAACTATTGATGTAGGCACAGCAATGTCAGTGCAATATAATGTGAACTACTATCTCAAAATAACCAAAACAACAACTACTATTCGGTTTGATTTGAAAAATGTTGATGATGGCACAACCCAAACCCACACAGCAAATCATTCAAATCCTTCAATGGGAACGAATGAGCCGGTGTCAATTGGAGGATGGTTGACGACACCCATAGATACTGGTGCAGTCGTTGCTGGAGTGCATGTTGGTTTATACAAAAACACTTCGGATTACAACACGCCTTCTACATCCGGAATAAATGTTTATAGTTCGTCCGGCACATACAGTGCGACCGTAACAACACCAGGCGCAGGAGTGTTTAATGCTGCGTCATCATGGTATGATGGAAGTCAATTGGGGACAACTATTATGAAAGTGTCTGCCGCAGGTGACTCCTCCAAACGTGAAAGTGATCTCATACATGTGAGTGGTGAAGATGTGGCAAGTCATGAAACCCCTGTATTGAATGGAAGCGTTGTTTACAGCGGAACCATCGCAACTGCAACCTACGCCCTCGCATCAAATGTCACCAAAGTGAGTGCATTCACCAAAACAAATGACATTGGTCCGATTGTGACGGGCATTGCAACGCAATATGCGAAATATGGATACGGTGTGGAACAATCTGGAAATTGGTATGGTAATTGGGTTTACAACACACCGGGTGTGCACAATGCGCATTACAGGTTGAGATTTTCAAATGGAATTGTTTCAGATGTCTCATTGTTTTCTAATTCAGCAGTGACAGGAGGATTGACAAACCCTCAAATATCGTTTGCATTGACAAACATTCCTGCGGGCGGCGTCACGGCCATTTTGCAAGGAAGAAACAATGATTTTGCCGGTAATGTTTGGTATGACATCATTGGCAAAACCTTTGCAGTTACGCCATCCACTCCCGTAATTAAATTTGGCGGCGATACCAACCAATTCGTTAGTTCTCCTGCAATGTTTCCCGTAGACACCGTGGTTGTGTCGTCCGCAACAGTCACAACGCCCGGAACCATCACGCTTGCAATCCCTTACACCGCCGATCACGCTGGTACTAGATCATTTTACGTTGTTGCAGATGCTGACACAACCCGAAAACGAAGCGCGGCGTCGGCGCTGCAACCATTTCAAATGTGATTAATAAATACTCCGCTTGGGGGTCGTTAATGAACCATTCATTTTGTGTGCATTTTTTAAAATGAACTCACCATGACACTTCCAGCTAATTGTATGCCCAATCCGTGTTTGTGGCATCACGCACTGCCACTTCTGCATTTGTCCATGCCGAATTGGCAGCGTTTCTTACTTTGACATCAATTTTCGTCCAGCCAGTATTTGTTGGGTTTCTTACACTAACTATGTTCGCTCTTCCATATTGCGCCAGAACGGCAGTGCTTTGTTCGCTAGCTGGAATTGAACCCGCATTTTCGGCCTGATATGCAATGCACAAATCATTCATTGTGGCGACCTTAAAATAATATCTTTTACCCTGGGTCAATGTGACACCTCCTGAAAAGGTCGCAGTGTATTGATACGTTGTGCCTGAAATTAGGGTTCTTGTTATAGCAGTGTCTGCCCCTAAATAATTGTATGTTCCTCCAACAGTGGTTGAATAAAAAAATCGCACATAAACAACCAGACCCACTGTGGCCGACACAAGACTCTGTGCTTCATTGCTTTGACATGTGATACTAATTCCAGTGGCAGTTGTTGTAATCGCCAAATTAGTGGGTTGTGGCGGACATGCATTATACGTAATAAACCCCATCAATGATTGAGTTGTCTGTGTGATGGATGCACCCGATATATTGCCTGTTCCGGCATTTACCGTGCTACTAAATGCGGATATGTACACATTTTGTCCGGTCTGACCAGTGGTTCTAGCAAAAATATTCCAATGTGTTCCAGCTGATGGAGCTGCAAACCCCGTTCCAAATGTTGTACTAGCAGTGGTTAACGTCAATGTGTTTCTAGAATTTACAATGGTAAATGTGGTTGCTTGAACGGATGGACCAGTGGTTGGAAAAATTGCGGTCGCACCACTGGTTTGAAGTCCGTTTGTCGTGTAAGAACCCATCAGATATGTTCCTGCTGAGTTATATAATTTTAAATATGCGATGCCTGGTCTTTGACCAAGACCATTTGGGTTTCCACCAGCAACGGTCAACGTTATAGAATATGGATACCACACATAGGCGGGCGTAGGAGAAGCGGCAACCGCATAATCCCATGTTCGGTTTGCATCTGGACACACGGTGGTTCTAGTGACCACGAAGAAACTATGATTTCCATTTAAAGGATTTGCATCCCAACTAAACCCATCTTGATTTGTCTTTGTTTCAAGTGCAGCCACAGTGGTGTATTGGCTGGTTCTGGATACGGAATAAACTGGCATTTTATATATAAAATAATAACATTTTAACTGATTTAACCCAATATATGTTTTAAAATTTTGTAGTAAGTTAAAATATGCCATTAATACAAATGTCATATTCTAATTATTCTAATTACAACGCGCATTTAGCCAATCGCGCAATTTGTTGTTGCAACTATAATACTGGTGGCAGTGGTACTGGCGGAGCCACGGTGCAACGCAGGGAATTCAAGACATTCAAGGCATTGCATGCGCCACAGGACGCACGCACGCATGCTCAAATCCAATTCCACACCAGGTCGGTGCACAAGTAGATGCGCCGACGATTGCGAGCGCGCAAGGCCGCAAAGAACGGCACGTGTTCGCACACCACCGGGAAGTTGTAGCCCGAGTTGTGGAAGTAAAATATTTTAGTGGATTTTGATGTCGGGTTAACGGCATCATGGGGGAACAAGTAAATGCCGACCGATGCGCCGTTTACGATCGTGTTGGAAAACGGGGGAATGGAGTACAGCGCCTCGTACTCCGCGTTCATTTCCGCCGTGGGCACTGCCGAGTAACGAAGTGGTTTCAAAGGTTGGTCAAGACCAAGGGGGTCGTGGGAGGGGCGCATGCCCCCCATAATGGCGTCCCAACGAAAGATGCACATGCCGTTGAACCCCGACAGAATGGGAACGTACGGCAGCCGCGCAGGGTTTTCCCGCATTTGACGGTTGAAAAACATCATGTTGTTGTGGACCGCGGTCTGCATGTAGTACTGATGATGCCCCGACCAAAATGCGTCGCGCGTGATTTCGGGCCCAAATGGAAACTGCGAATCCCGATACGCGTACGTGTCATAAATGTGACCCATGGAATTCAGGCCGTTGCACACGAGCGCATCAAACCCTTCGGGATCGCGCGCAATGCAGCGCAGCACGGAATCTACCGGGAACGGCACGGGGTTGTCCATGTCAATCATCACAACGTACTTGGCCAATTCAAGAGTGGGGTCCGATTCCAGCATGCCAATCAACTTGTTTCTAGCAAATGCAATGCGTTCCATGCGGCATGGTTGATTGTCGCACGTGCGAGCCACGCACCGGCTCAGCTCTTCTTCCAGCGTGAACTGGTCGCACTGCACTTTCACTTGCCCTGGGGCATCGGATGCCCACTTCATTAATTCGGTGGCCGTGCCGTCGTCCGAGTTGTTTTCATAAAATACGGCCCAACACGGCACCCCGGATTTTTTGACCAGTTCTTCAAATGCCGCGCGAATCACGGGCAGCGTGCTGGACACGTTCTTGCATACCCCGCACAAAATGATGCCGTTGTCGTTTTCGTTCATTGCGTCCACTCCATTTGTTAAATTCAATGCCAATGCCTTTAATTGAATTTAACCGATAAAATGCATATAAAACCATCACGCGCTTAAAAGCAAGTCCAATCATGCAATCAAAAACAGTAGTGGATAGCGCACAAAACAAAGAGCTTCTGTGGTCAACGCTGCAAGAATCCGGCGCCTTTGCGGGACTCATGCAAGGTCAGTTTCAGCCCGTGCAAGCGGCGTTTGATCGGTCGGTTCAACAAGCGGCAGCTGCAGCAGCGGCAAGCAATGCATCGCTGAGCGACGTGAACAAGCACATCATCCGTGAGTTCGTACAAGCGCTGCGATCGTTTCAAACGCCCCCCCACAATGCAAACAATGCAAACAATGCAAACAATGCAATCAAAAAAAAGAAAATAGAATTGGTTTATCGCTCTGAGGATCTGCAGAACGAGCGTGCCAGTGAATTTGATCGCCAGCTGCGAGAGAAACAGGCAGAAATGGACACGTTTTTAACACTGAAAAAACCGACTGACGTCAATTTCACTGACAAAAACAATGGCGTTCCGGAAGACAAACCGATCGGGGATGAAATGTCGCGACTCATTGCCCAGGAGCTGGCTGCACGAGAACGAGAGCTGGTGCAGCTAAAACCGGAGGACATCAAAAAGGCACAGCAATGGATTGGTGTTTCAAACACAACTGAACCCATCAACAACGGCAACAACTACGGCAACAACAACGGCAACAACTACGGCAACAACAACAACAACTTGGTCCCGCCTCACAAAAAGTCGGTGTCATTTTTAGAGGAAGAGCACGAAATTGAACAATCGGATTTTCCGGCCGAACACAATGACACAGAAATGTTTGAAGAAACGGCTTCCATTTTTTCAAAATTAAAAAAAATAAAGGATCATGTCCAAGCCCCCCCTGTGGTCACACTGCAACAATTGTATGAAAAATTGCTTGAACTTGAACAACACATGAATGCAAATCATGCTGAAATCCTGCGCAAGTTGTCTGCGGTCAGATGATCCCATTGTGTCGGGCTTCACAAGATGTATAAACACATTTAATTTCTAAACCATGTCTCGGGTTAGTGCGTGATTGCATATTTGCCGGGCGCAAGTTCCACGAATTTCCCGACCAGCACTCGGTTGCCGATTCGCAGGTTCTCATAATCGTACACGTCATTGGTGTCAATGTCAATGCCGTACTTCACCCCCTCGTGCATTATTTCCTTGATTCGGATATTGCGCATCTCCTTATTCAAAGGCATCGCTTCGGCGGCGGTTGCTGTTGCTGCTGTTGCTGCTGTTGCCGTTGCAGTGGTTTTGGTGGTTGTGGCCTTGGCCTTTGTCTTGGCTGTCTTGGATTGCTCTTCCGGCACAATCACTTCGTCCTGAATGTTCGGCTCATACGCGAACTTGTTCTCCGGGTTGTCGAACGTGAAGCACTTCAGCGTCTCCTTGCTGCCCGCCTTGGCGTGAATGGCGCAGTCAATCGCCGTCTCCTTCACGCACCGCAGAATGTTGCGGTTGATGTCCTCCTTCCGCTTCGCAATTTCGTACAGTGACTGGTCCGTGGTGATGGGTTCGTCGCTCACGACGCTGGTGTCCCCCTCGCGCAGTTCGCGCGACACCCGCACGTGTTTCAGCGCGGCATTGGACACGTCCACCACCGCCTTCGGATCCGTGGAGGCCAGCAGCGCCTCCTCCTGATCGGCAGCCACCTTCTCGTCCTTGGACAGCGGCTTCAGCTGCGTGGGAGAATACACCATCAGGTAGAGGAACACGTTGACCGTGCGCAGCTCGGCCGGCAGGTCCTGGTGGCTGCAAATGCGCCGCGCGCGTCCCACCACTTGCTCAATGCGCACCGGGTGCCAGTACGGCTCCACGATGTGCACGTACCGCACGTTGCGCAAATTAATCCCCTCCGCCCCCGACGCCGAAATCATCAGCGTGTTGATGACCTCGCCGTAAAAGTTGTTGCCCGAAATGCGCAGCAGGCCGTCCCGGATGCTGGACGGCACTTGGTCCCACTCGCTGTTGAAAATGCAGCGCACGATCTCCTTCTCTTCGGCGGACTCCGTGCCCGTGTACAGCGCAAACCGGCGCTTGCCCGCGTCTTCTGGTCGGTCATCCAGAACCCACTGCTGCGTGGCCGCGTTGTGCTTAATGCGGAACTGCGCGTAGTCGTTCGCCTCCATCGCCATTTTCAGCAACCCGATGCCCTCCAGCGTGCGGAACTGGCTATACACCAAGTTGAGCCCCACGTGCTTCGGGTCCTGCAGGTTCTGCAGCACTTTCAGGAACTTCGGGCTGTAAATGGCCAGCGAGCGCGGGTTGAAATATTCCTCCTCGTTGCGCTTCATGAGGTCCATGACCTCTCTGATTCGCGCGTCGTACTGCTTGTACGCTTCCGTGGCGGTTTTTTTCTGCACTTCGGCTGCCTCGTCTGCGCCCAGCGCCCCCTCCGGGCTCTTGGAAATGGCCCGCGCGTTGTCCACATCAATGATGTCTTCGTCCAAGTCTGCCGCGTCAGAGGCGCCTTCTTTTTCGGCTTTGCCAAACGGCTTCGGCCGCCCGATTTCCCTCGGAAACACGAAGTTGCACGCCGCGCGCGAGAAGATGCGGTACGAGCTGGACGGCTCCGCATACAGCTCCTTCATGGTCATCGGTTTCTTTGCCCCCGGGCCCGCCGTTCCTTTGCGCACCGGCGCCATCGTCTTCCGCTTCTTCGCCTCGCGGTCCTTGTTGATTTCTGCCAGTCGCTCCTGCTGATACACGCTCAGCTGGTAGTTGCTCATCGGCACCCGCACCACCTCAAAATCGGTTGCCACGTCGTAGCGGGGCAGCAGCTGCTCCTGCGCGCTGCGGTAATACGACGTCAAGCCCAGGATGCGCCGCTGGAACACGTCCATGTTTTTCAGGTTCGCCGTGTCGGCGTCAATGAAATACCGTTCAAAGCCGTCAAACGTGTCGGGCAGCGCCTTGTGCGCCACGGGGCTGGACGCGGTCTTGGTGGCTTTAATGCCGTCGCTGGCAAGCACGGCGACAACGAGCTTCACGAAGTCGTCGTCGCTCACGGCGCCGTGTTCGTCTATGGTGACGCCTTCGTACTGCTTGTCCTTTTTAAACGCGTTGATGAACCCGAAGGGGTTGCGCGTCACGGTCAGCACGCGGTCGGCGGCGCCGTACTTCATGTAGTCCATGATGTCGGCCGATTGGAACAGCTGCTGCAGCCGCGCTTCGGCAATGCCGTGCGCCGATGACAGCTGGAACGTCCACGTCTTGATGTACCCGCGCAGGATGTTGAACAGCACGCCGATTTCGTTGGGGTAGTTGATGATGGGCGTGCCGGATAATAATACGACCTTGACATTGACGGCATCCAGCAGAAACCGATACAGGTTCAGCGCAACGGGCACGTCTTCGGGTTTCAGTACCGTCTTTGTTTTTGCCTTTGCATTTGTTCCCTTTTTGGCGGCGGCGCCTTCTTCCGGCGACTTCTTCAGATGGTTCACGATGCGGCTTACGAAGTTGTGCGCCTCGTCAATGACGACCACCGAGTTGTCAAAGGGGTTCACGGTGTAGCCGTGAGACAGCTCGTTGATGCGGTTCTCGCGCACGCCGTTGTAACTGATGAACGTGTACTTCGCTTGGATCATTTCGTTCAGCTGCGCGTCCACTTCGGCTTGCTCCTTCGGGCTGAGCTCGCCGAAGTTGCTGGGTTTTTCGGGGTCCACGAGCCACGCGCCGCCGTGCTTCTTAATGTAGTCGGCCGGAATGGCCAGCGTTTCGGCGAGGGACGGGACCAGCGCGGGTTTCTCCACGGCGTCCACGAACCGCCAGTGACGGGGCCTCTTATACACGTCGTCGCCGCACTTCTTGAGTTCCTGCATGTAGTTGGTGCGCAGGAAGGCGGGCGTCATCACGTACACGGGCTTGTCCGATTTCAGCCCCTCGGCAATCGCAATGGACGAGCACGTTTTGCCGCTGCCGAGTCCGTGGTACAGCAGCAGGCCGCGATACGGGGAATACATGTTCAGGTAATCCTTGACGATTTTTTGGTGCGTGAGCAGGCCGAACTCCTCCGCGCTGCGGCGGTCTTCGCAGCTGACCACGCGGGACTCGTCCATAATTTCGGCACGATACGCCTTGTGGAACAGTTTGTTAATGAATTCCACGAATTTCTCTCGGTTGTTCAAGTAGTATTCCGATGCAACCAGGGGTTCAATGGGTTTTTGGGCAGGTGGCGGGACCTTCTTCAATGCAGTCACTGCTTCTGGCTTGTCCTTGTCCTTTTCAACCGTTCGCTTCCGAGTGCCGCGTTTTTTCTTTAATGGTTCCAAAACCTCTTCTACTTCTTTTGGTGGTTCTGCTACTATTACTTCGGCTTCGGCTTCTTCCACTTCGGGTAAAACCACTTGTTCTATGGATTGGATTGCAGAAACAGGAATGAGCTTTATTTTTTGGAGTTTGCGACCCTTCAATTTAGGAACCGGGGCTTCTTCCACAATGTGCACCACTTTAGCGGCAGTCAGATTTAGTGGGTTGGGTGCGGCTTCCGTGATAATGCCTCTTGCCGCTTTTATCCGGGCAAATATGTCATCGCGATTCACCAACTTTAAGCTTGCTTTGTCCGTTATTTTCACCATGGGCCTGTCATCGTGTTTCTTTTGTGTTTCCATGGGTTCTTGTTCTTGGCGTTCTTGGCGTTCTTGGCGTTCTTGTTCTTGGCGTTCTTGTTCTTCTTGTTGCACACGTTGTTTGGCAGGCGCAACAAAAAAGGCAACAGAAAAGTATTTCTTTTTGTCGGCCACCGGTTTTTTTCGCAGTGCGTCTAAAATAGCAACTGCTGCTGCCATTGCTTGGTTTATTGTTTAATATAATGCACGATTTTTTTATATTTAATAATAATATATACATTACATTCATTCTGCAATGAGTTCAAGTGTGCCATCGGCAAAAACGCAGAAATCTAATATCATATTTTTTATCAATGAGCCATTAAGTGTTCATTCACCCGATAACCAAGTTTATTATGTGGTTGACTTGTCGGATTCAATGTTTAAAACCATGTATCACTGTGCATATCCCCCTGGCGAGAAAAAATATGACTTCGCTGCTCGTGGGTTATTCCAAAAGAATAAATTGTGTGTGACATTGGAAGGTCATGGAATTTGGACACGTGATGAAATACATGGAATACATGGTACTAGAATCCCGTATGAAATAAACCAAAACAAACCGGAAAAAAAAGAGATTGCATTACAATTAATTGATGAAATGTTAAAAAAGGTAGCATCTCAGGACACAGATGAAAAACGTGCCAAATATGTGGAATATTTACACCTCCGTAATAAAATATTTGTTTTTCCGATTACATCATTGCAGTTTATGTTTTACCATATCAAAGAGGAATATTCCTATTTCAGGAATCTTGTGCACATTTCAGATGAATATAAAGTCAACCCGGTTATTGAATATCAGTTTGAAATGGTAAATCATTCTTTACGCCCCGCTGCTCCAAAAGATAAAAAAGATTTTGAGGAACCGGGCCCTAAACAATCACAGTCGCAGAGTGGATTAATACTTTACCGTGGGCCCACGATACCTGTGCCAATTTTTCCACGTCCAGAGAGCGAAGATCCACTGATGGCAAGCATCAGAATGATTGGAATTGAACAAGAAAAAAAAATACAGGAGTTTAATGAACGCCGAAGAAAATTGGATCAATTGGTTATAGATGAAATAATGCCAGAAGTAGTGAAAAAACAAAAGGAGGAAGCAGAAAGAGAAGCAGAAAGAGAAGCAGCAACACTACAAGCATTGCGAAACAATCAAAACAGCCTTTGGGGGCGTGTGAAAGGCGCATTTTCGTCATTATTGTATCCACCGTCAATAATGGATGGCGGAAAATCCAAACGATCCAACCGATCCAAACGATCCAACCGATCCAAACGATCCAACCGATCCAAACGATCCAACCGATCCAAACGATCCAACCGATCCAAACGATCCAACCGATCCAAACGACCCAAATCCAAACGATCCAAATCCAAACGAAGCTCAATTACACGCCGCAAACATTAAGCAATTCAGTTGACTTGTCTAATGCGTCTAACCATATACATAAAATAAAATATCAAATGATGATATAACCATAACCATCATTTGAAATGAGTTTAAACAACATCATTAACAACTTGGATTTTGATGCGACACCCAGCCAGTTTATTTACGATCAATATGGACAGCCCATTGAGGTGCGTTACGTTGGAAATCACACAGATCCTCAAACTCAATTATCGTATTTTGCGTATGCAACCAATGAACGAACGCCCATACTTGTTCCACAGCCATTAGCACCGCATCAATACCCCGTGTTTCATCCTCAACCATACCAAGATGATTACCCAGCCGACCATATGGAGTCACCACGCCCTCTGTCACCACGCCCTCAACGCCAACGCACTTCGCGCCAAGAGTCTGCACGCCAACGAAGGCGTACGCAACGGGTTGTACGCAGAGAATTGCGTCAAAATCCAGACAACATTTTTCTAAATCAACAAGCGCATCCAAGAAACATTTTCCTAAATCAAGAACCAATACAACGAATGCCAAGACCTGCATCCCCAGTTCGCCTTCGCCAACAACCACCGAATCCAGCCTCAAAACGATCGCTTCGCAAAGCGTCAAGGCAGCAACGCGACGAAAGAGCCGCCAGGATTGCAAGTGGATGGATTTATGGCGGCAAAACAAGAATACGCCATTAAAATTAAGGCATGAATTGAATCGCGCTGTCGCACGCCAGCTGTTCCGCTTTCTTCTTGATTTTGTGCGAGGCTTGCGCCAGGAACACCAGAATGCGCCCGCCCGCCGCTTCGCACGCCGCGTGCACCGCCTCAAACGTCTTCAGGTCAGAGAATTTTACTGCGGCCGAGGGCGACGTCTCGTATATTTGTTGTCCCAGGCACAAATACACGCCCATGGTGTATCCCACCTCCATGTCGCGCCCGAGCTCAATGTAGTCGGGCGTGGTTTTGAACTCCTTCTGAATTTTGACTTGCAGAATGTTCTTGTAGTTGTCGTCGTTGCGAATGAGCGCGATCCAGTCAATGTGCTTCTCAAACACGTTTTCAATGAAGATTTGCGCCATCTGGAACCCGGGGCCCGTGGTAAAGATGTGCTCAAACCAGTGCTCCTCGTCCCGGATCTCGATCTTGTTGTAATCCAAAAACAGCGCGCCCACGAACGCCTCAAACAAGCAGCCCAGCTTCTTCAGGTTCGTGCGCAGCTTCTTCTCCTCCGAGTGACGTGAAATGATGAACCACTTGTGCAGCCCCATCTCGTGCGCCATGCGGCCGATGGTCTCGTTCTTCACAATGGCGATTTTCTTCTCGGTCATGAAGCCCTCGTTTTCTTTCGGGAAGCGGCAGTACAGGCAGTACTTGGTGACGCACTCCAGCACGCCGTCGCCGAGAAACTCTAGGCGCTCGTTGGACTTGGAGCGCAGCGGCATGCAGTCAGCCGGCTTGTCCACCACGCTGATGTTTTCGGCCGCGTTCTCAAACTCGGGGCGCCGCGTGTACGACTGGTGCACGAACGCACGCTTGTACAGGTCAATGTTGTGCACCTTGGGGTCGGGCACGCCGTACGCGGTGAGAATAGATTGAATTTCACTCAATGTAATCTCGCGGTTTTCGGGGTTGTAGGGATTGAATATTAAGCCGCCGTCTTCCGTCGGTATGAATTCCTCGGCGTGCAACAATTTGGATGTGAGCGTCGTCGTTGGGCGCTGCGGGGACCTGTCCTTGCTGCCATTGCCTGTTTGCATTGCGTTGCGTTGTTGCGTTGCGTTGTTGCGTTGCAGTTTAATGTGTATCACCGATTGCCTTTAAGCTCATTTTGAAGTGTCTAAATGGGGGGGTTGAATGCATGAATGCATGAATGCATGAAAATAAAATATTTAGACATAGTATAACTTTAGTCAACGTTAAATTAAAATGGTTTTATCTACCACCAAAAGGTGCCAAAACATTCAGTCCCTCACCAACAATACGTGCATTTTGGGTGGTCCCAAGAAGGGCGGACTCGTTAGCATGCAAGGACGCAACCCCAATCTGAGCAACGCCATCACAACCCGTGCGCCCTATTGCGGTTGCGGCATTCCTCTTGGTTGCATCCCCGGCCTGGCTTATTTGAAGGCCAACAATCTGTACACTCCCAACCCCACTGGTTCTGGTGGTGTTCCCACGCGCGCATACAGACCCGGCCGGTTTTAGAGAACCCGACGCGGTTTGTTTGTTTCTGGCGTGTAACATGTCATGCACAATGACATCACATCATAATCACTTAAATACTAGTAATTATACAACAATCATATCGGTTGTTGTATTTAAAATGTTGATTCGCGTGGACATGCGCGAGACCGAGCTGTTGAGCATGTTTCAAATGAATTTGAAATTGGTGCCGGATTCATCAAGTTCTAAACCCATCAAACCAATCCACGCAATCCACTCAATCCGGTCCGAATCTCTCCCCGTGGGCGACGTGATTCTCTCGTCTTCGGACGGGGCAACCGATTACATTGTGTTTGAGCGCAAGAGTCTCCAAGATTTAGCAGCGTCCATTCGCGACGGCCGATACAAGGAGCAATCCCTTCGGCTTCAAGCATTTCCCAACGTGCACAGTCACAACGTGGTTTACATCGTGGAGGGGGATTTTTCGCGCCACAATGAACGCTTTAGTAAGATTGGGAAGGGGGCGCTGCAGTCGGCCATGTGTTCGCTGAATTACTACAAGGGATTCAGCGTGGTTCGCACCATGTCCATCATGGAAACGCATGACATCATAAACAGCTACGCCAACAAGTTGGCCGCATCTCCGGCGCCTTACGGGTATTATCATAAGCCCCCTGTGGAAAATGCAATTCAAACTCAACCCTCATTGGAAGACGAGACGGACTCAAACCCCAATGCGTCCTACTGCAGTGCGCTCAAGGTGAAGCAAGTCAAATGCGAGAACATCACGCCGCAAAACATTGGGGAGATCATGCTGTGCAATATTCCGGGCGTGAGCAATAAGACGGCGGCGGCCATCATGAAAAAATACACCACGCTGCGCGCTTTGATGGATGCGCTCAAAGGAAGCGATGACAGCTTGGCCGACATCCGGCTGGAAACGCAGCGCAAATTAAGCAAACAATGCATTCAGAACATTTATAATTTTTTAATGGTGTAATGTATATAAATCATAAGAGCGTTGCATCGCAATGGATCTTAGCACTGTCATGAAATGCGTTCTAATTGCATTGCTCCTAATTGCCGGTTATTATGTGGTCAGCCGAAGCGCGGTCAAACGCGAAGGGTTTTCGCTGGGATCCGTGACTGCATCATCCGCGGCGTCGTCAGACACCCCCAGTGTGATTGCAGAAAAATCCGTTGACATCATCAACAAGAGCACCGTGAACATGATTGGAACGCTGCAAGTGGACAACGGTCGCACGTCCTACGAAAGTTTGATTGAAAACATGGATGCTTGGACGCAAGCCAAGGTTCTGGCGTCTCTCAACGCGCTTGCTGCGCAAATGATCTCGGATTCCAGCGACGCAGCTTCCATGATGTCGCCACCCAGCGACAAAACGGTGTCCATGATGAATTCAATTGTCACCATGATGAAGTTTCAGGCGGAGGTGGTGCCGTCTACATTCAAAATATTGGACAACGCTTGATCCCAATGATCCAATTCATGTGACGATGATGCTGACTTCATCACCTGAATACTTTCCGGCATCAATTTGCGACTGCGTGTAGGCGTCGCCGCCCCAGTTGGGGTCCATGGGGTTCGCACTCAAGCCATTGGGTTTGCGTTTGGCATAAGCGGATCCCGCATTGGGCGCCATGGGGTCAAACGGGGGGTACGAGTTGGCATTCATGGGCGGCTTGTCGGTGTTATTTTCAATGAGGTCGGCATTCGCGTGCGCATCCGCCACGCCGGATGTGGCGACGGGGGGCAGGCCGCCTTTCAGGTCCAGCGGGCTCGGTCTGATTTTGTACACGGATTTCCCTTGGGCGTCAAACGTGTGCTGCAAGTAGAGCACGGGGCAGCGAATGCCTTGTCCCCGCTGCCAGTCCACGAATTCCACATACTCTTCTAAATTGTTGAACTTAAGCGGATTCACGCCGGGCACGCTGGCGAGCCGGCTGTTGTGCAAGTACAGTTTGCTGCCTTTTTGTATGAGGATATTGGGGCACCGATCCCGGTTGGGATTCACGCTTTCACGACCTTCAAACGCTTCTCGCACGCTTTGGCTGGTGTGTGTCATGGTGAACAGGAGTCCGATGATGAACATGGCTAAAATGGCCCAAGTGGTTGGTCGCATTTGCATTATTTGCATTTCAATGGAAGTTCAGATGATATATGTTCATGATATAATTAAATTTGCACAATCCAAATTTAATTATATGCAAAGTATATGCAATACAAAGAAATGGCGAAAACGCTGAACCACTACAACCGAAGGCGCAAAACCAAAACGCAACGCAGGCGCAAACACCGTGGAGGGATCAAATATCAAGCGCTCAGCCACTACCCGGGACAAATTCACAATTTTGACAGGGCAAGCAATAATTTAGCCGCGCTGGATTCAATGATGATGCACAGCCAAACTCCGGTGCTGGTCCGTCATCATCGCGAGAGCTGCCCGCATTGCGATGATTTTAAAAGAATCTGGAAAGCCATTGAAACCAGTGCGAAGGGGCATCCGGATTTCAGCGTTGCAAGTTTAGATGATTGGGCCACCGACCACATGGACAAAACACATTACTCGCGGCACGGCTACTCCGTCTCGGGCGTTCCCACGGTGGTGATGATTGACCGTGACCGAGTGCCAAATGAGCACACGGGTCCAAACACGTTGGAAGCTTTGGAAGAATTCTTAAAAAAGCACGGAATGCAACTCAAAATTGTTCCAATGGAGGACCAAGAACAAGGCCAACGCGAATCACAGTATGAACAACCGGATTCAGCCGTGGCTTCTTCTGAATCACAACCATCAGAAACACCACTAGATGAATCACAGTCACAACCACAGTCACAACCATCAGATGCACAAGAATCACAACCACAAGCGTCGGGTTCATTGATTGACAGAATGAGAGAAAAGATGGGAGCAGTAGATAAGTCAATTGGAGCTGGTGTTGAAAACATTACATCCGCTCTAACTGAACCCATCAATTTTAACAATTTGTTTGCCACAGATGCTAGCAAAACCCCAACAGCAAATGCATTCCCGGATGTTCCCCTTGTTCCTCCCACTGATGCTGTTGTTGCTGCGGTTGCTCCTCCCACTGATGCGGTTGCTCCTGCTCCTCCTGCTCCTCCTGCTCCTCCTGCTGCTGTTCCTGCCCCATCTTTGTCGGACAACAATCAAATCATTGGAGCGCCGCAAGTTCCCTCCATCGCCGGAGGAAAAAAGCACCGAAGAAATAACAAAAAGAGTAAAAAAAAATCCAAGCACTCCTCCAAGAAGCGATCCAAACGGCGGTCCAATAAATAAACTCAATGCATTGCATTCTTAGTTTTAGTTTTACACTATTTTCATGATAGTGTTGAACAACCAATTAATTCAAAAATTGAATTCCACAACGAAACAGATTAAACAATGCAACGCGTTACACAACAACCGACACAATTGACAACCAATACAATGACTGAATCAGGATCGTTTCGTTTATTTGACTTCCAGGTGAGGGATGATGTTGCCGGAACTGGAGCGGGAAGCGGTTCCAGTGGATCTAGTGGCAGTGGACACGGTTCCAGTGCCATGAAGAAAGACCGGAAATGTTTCACCATGCAGATGTTCGGAATCAATGAACAAGGTGAAACCTGCTGCATCATTGTGCGTGACCATCAGCCCTTCTTTTACGCAAAGGTTCCGGAATCATGGGGGTTTGAAGCCAAAGCGCGCTTCATCACTGAGTTAAAAAAGGCGGTCGGAAAATTCAGCGAAGACTCCATTTTGGCTGATGATTGCAAGCTCATTCGCCGCAAAGCGCTTTACGGGTTTGACGGCGGCAAGGACCACAAATTCCTCATGCTGAAATTCAAAAACATGGCCACCATGAACCGAGTGAAAAATTTGTGGTACACTCGCAAAGGCGATGAAATGCGTTTGAATCCGCGCGGCTACAATGAAACCAACATTTACGAGGCCAACATTCCGCCCCTGCTGCGCTACTTCCATATCAAGGACATCAGTCCGTCAGGCTGGGTAAAAATCAAAGGCGATCCCATTGAGTCAAACAAGCAAACCACGTGCCGACATGAATACCGCGTGGGACACAAGGATGTCACCGCACAGCCCGAAAAGGAAACCCGCGTCCCCTACAAAATCATGAGTTTTGACATTGAAGCCAGCAGCAGTCACGGCGATTTCCCCGTCCCCATCAAAACCTACAAAAAGCTCGCCGCAAACATTGTGGACGCGTCTCTAAAGGACCCTGCCACAGCGACAACCCAGTCCGAAGTGCAGCGCATGATTCGCACGGCGTTCCACGACCCGAAAACCCAGTCAGCCCCTACGTTCACGCCGCACGACGACATTGACCGGATTTACACGAAAACAATTCCAACAAAGGAGCAACTGGATGGCATGTTTGAGCGGATGTGGTCCATCCCCATTCAAACGCTGGTGGAAGAAGCCGACCCCGAAGTCATGCAAACCAACACAATTGAACGCATGTTTGAAAAACAGAAGGCAGACGCGGAAGCGGAAGCGGAAGCGGAACACGGCGATGATGCCGACGAAGATGCCGCCGATGATGCCGACGCAAAAAGCGTCTTCACCACCAACACATGGGCCCCAAAACCAACCCCGTTCGCATCATCATCATCATCAGTCGCAGCATCAGTCGCAGCATCAGTCGCAGCATCAGTCGCCGACAAATCAATCGCAGACATGCTGCGATCCCCTGGATTGGACCGTGAAACCAAAATCAACCACATGAATGACGCGCTACTAGCCGTGTTTCCGCCGGTGGAGGGCGACAAGGTCACCTTCATCGGATCCACTTTCCTGCGATACGGCGAAGATCGCCCTCATTTGAACCACTGCCTCGTCCTGGGCACATGCGATCCCGTGCCGGGCGCTCAAATTGTGACTTGCAAAACCGAGCGCAAGCTGCTGCAGGCATGGACCGAGCTCGTTCAGCGCGAAGACCCCGACATCATCATCGGCTACAACATCTTCGGGTTTGACTACAACTTCATGTTTCGCCGTGCCCAGGAAAACCATGTGGAAGACGATTTCCTGAAGCTGTCGCGCAATGCCGACGAGTTTTGTGGCAAGCGCGATTTTAAAACGGGGCGCGTCAGCATTGAAGAAACCAGCATCGCGCTCGCCAGCGGCCAGTACGAACTGCACTACGTTGCCATGCCCGGTCGCCTGCAAATTGACATGTACAACTACTTCCGCCGCGACTACAACCTCACGTCGTACAAGTTGGACTACGTGGGCTCCTACTTCATCGGCGACGACGTCCGGTCCATAGAGTACCACACAGACAGGACCCGCATTTTCAGCAAGAACCTCACCGGTCTTGAGGTCGGCAACTACATTGAGCTGGAAGAAACCGGGCACTCCACGGACCCCTACAAGGACGGCCAGAAATTCCAGGTCCTCGCAGTCACCCCCGATGCCGGCCACTTTGAAATCGTCGGTCACGAGACCCCCGACTTGAAGAAGCACGTGCGCTGGGGCGTTTCAAAGGACGACGTCACGCCGCAGGACATTTTCCGCATGACGAACGAGGGTCCCGGGCCGCGCGCCGTTATTGCCAAGTACTGCATTCAGGATTGCAACCTCGTGCACCACCTCATGAACAAGGTGGACGTCATCACGGGCTACAACGAGATGGCGAAGATTTGCAGCGTGCCAATTAGTTTCCTCGTCATTCGCGGCCAGGGCATCAAGTTGACGAGCTACATGGCGAAAAAATGCCGCGAGAAAAACACGCTCATGCCCGTCATTGACAAGGGCCCGTCCGGCGAGGGCTACGAGGGCGCCATCGTCTTGCCCCCCAAGCGCGGCCTCTACTTGGACAACCCCGTGGCCTGCAACGATTACTCGTCGCTGTATCCCTCTTCCATGATCAGCGAGAACCTGTCACACGACAGCAAGGTGTGGACCAAGGAGTACGACCTGGACGGCCGCATGGTGCGCGAGACGGGCGAAAAAGACCCGAAAACACGGGAGCACATTTACGATAATTTACCCGGGTATGGTTACGTGGACGTGGAGTACGACACGTACCGCTGGAAACCGAATCCGCGCGGCAAAATGGAGAAGCATCTGAGCGGGAAAAAAGTGTGCCGGTTTGCGCAGTTCAAGGACGGGACCAAGGCCATTCTGCCGTCCATTTTGGAGGAGCTGCTCGCCGCGCGCAAGGCCACTCGCAAGATGGCAGAGCAGCAGTCCGACCCCTTCATGGCCAACGTGCTTGACAAGCGTCAGCTGGCTTACAAGGTGACCGCAAACTCGCTCTACGGGCAGTGCGGCGCCAAGACCAGCTCGTTCTACGAAGTGGATGTGGCGGCTTCCACGACCGCCACGGGGCGCAAGCTGCTCACGTACGCCAAGCGCATGGTGGAAGAAGTGTACGGGGACGCCGAATGCCAAACGAGCAAATACGGTATCGTGCACACGCGGGCCGAGTACGTGTACGGGGACAGTGTGGCTGCATATACTCCGGTGTATGTTCGGTTGGGCGGCGTCATTGATGTTTGTCCCATTGAATCGCTTGCAGAAAAATACGGAGCTAATCCGGATAACTGGGCACAATGCAAAGAAGACGGAAAACAAACCAAGCAGGTTTGCGAAATGGTGTGCGGCGTGGAAACGTGGACAGAAAAGGGATGGACTCGGCTTCATCGCGTCATTCGTCACGCGCTTGCCCCTCACAAAAAAATGATGAGGATTGTCACTCACACCGGCATTGTTGATGTCACGGACGACCATTCGTTGATTCTGGCAAATGGCGAAGAAATTTCACCAAAAAATGTGGAGATTGGAACCAAATTGCTGCATTCCGCGTTGCCACAGCCATCGCCACAGCCCGCATCCAATGACGCACCAGTGATCACAGTTGAACAAGCCAGAATCATGGGGTCATCATTTGCTGCAGACAATGATGAAAAAAAAATCATCCCGACCAGCATCCTCAATGGCACAAGAGAAATTCGCGAGAGTTTCTGGAACGGCATGTTGAGTGAATACAAAATACCCCCCATTGACGACAATGAGGAGGAGGAGGAGGGGGCAAGGGGGAACCATTGGTTCCCCCTGGTTGACCAAAAAAATCAAATCAGCGCTGCATGCATATGTTTGTTGGCTCAAAGTCTTGGATGGAAAACATCATTGAACACGCGTTCAGACAAGATGGACATTTATAGAGCGACCATGACAACTGGCGTTCAGAGAAAATGTCCCGATTCCATCAAGAAAATTGTGACATTGCCATTCCCGGCCGAAGAAAACGCGTATGTGTACGATTTAACCACCGACAATCATCATTTTGCGGCTGGAATTGGAAACATGATTGTGCACAACACGGATTCTGTATTCTACACGTTCAATCTGACTCACACGGACGGAACCCCCATCCGCGGCAAGCCAGCGTTGGAAATTACAATTGAGCTCGCGCGCCAGGTGGGCGACATGGCCTCCGCGTTCCTGAAAGCACCGCACGGCTGGGTCTATGAAAAGACGCTCATGCCGTTCGGCCTGCTCCAGAAGAAGCGCTACTTCGGCATTCTCTACGAGACGGACCCCAACAAGGGCAAGCCGAAGAGCATGGGCATCGTGCTGCGCCGCCGCGACAATGCGCCCATCGTGAAGGACGTGTATGGCGGCCTAATAGACATCCTGACGAAGCAGCAGGACTTGGAGGCGGCGGTCCAGTTCGTGCGCGAGTCGCTGCAGTCCCTCGTGGACGAGCGCGTGCCCATGGACAAGCTCATCATCACAAAGTCGCTGCGCTCCACGTACAAGAACCCGCAGCAAATTGCGCACAAGGTGCTGGCCGACCGCATGGGCAAGCGCGATCCGGGCAACAAGCCGAGCTCGGGGGACCGCATCCCGTTTGTGTATATCCACAACTCCGACAAGAAGGCGCTGCAGGGGGAGCGCATTGAGACGCCGGACTACATCCGCGCCAAGCGTCTGAAACCGAACTACTCGTTTTACATCACGAACCAAATCATGAAGCCCGTGGCGCAGCTGTTCGGGCTCGTGTTGGAACAAATGTCGGCGTTTCGGCGCAAGAAGGCGCGCTTCCTGGAAGAGCTGGAGTCCGTGCGCAGCAACTGGATGGAAAGCGAGGATAAACTGCAGAAGAAGCTGGACGATCTGCGTTTCCGCGAAGTGAAAGAGCTCGTATTTGACGACTACTTGCGCCAAGCGGACAACCTGGCGAAATCAAATAAGAGCATAACGGAGTTCTTTAAGGCTAACGCTAAAAAATAAATACAACACCAAAAAAAAATGAGTGGTGAATAATTTGTGTAATATTGTTTTTTATATTACATAAATGTAAACATGTTTAAATTTAAATTGCGGGTTGATCCGGCCACTCGCAAAGCCGCCGGTGTGAGGACCCCCTCAACAATCAAAGTGAGAAAACCCCTAACCATCAAAGTGAGAAAACCCCAACTTAAACAAGTAGAGTTTCCTTCACGCCCCACCCACAAAAAATACAAAAGAATTAAACCGTTTACTGACATGCGACCATCGTTGAAACAAATATTGAGAAGCGTTCCTCCTCAGTTCAGCCACGCATTCGGTGCTAAACAAATCAATTATGTTGCCGCAATCGTATGTCATGGTATCTCGTGCGATTCGGCTAAACATCTTGTGTGTCATAATCTTGTCACATGTGAAAATCCATTATTCAAAACACAGTATGATCTTGTTTTCACGAGCAAATATGGAGATACTTCCGAAGGTTATGGCAATTCGCATTTGGTTAGCAAATTTCTTTGTAACAAATTGAAAACAATGAAAACTGGTAGGGGTGCCGAATTTATGGAAATATTAGATTCAACAGTTGATAGGGGGGCATTTACTCGTGCGGATGGAACAAGTGTAGGAATTGGCGGTGCATTAGGAAACAATACCATATTAACACAAAAAGATATTGAAAATGATGTTGCGGACTTGGAGCTTTTCGTGGAGGGAACACATCATCCTTTCGTCAGTGTCAATGATAATGATAACGACAGTATATTTTTATTCGAATGTAATTCGTTTAATGACTGCGTTAATATAAGTGATCACAATCTATTAGCAGTTAATCCGGACGAATTAATTAAACGAAGGCCGGGGTTAGAGTATGTTGCACAAGCTGCGCATAAATTGCAACAAATCATTGAACCAACCGTTGCGGTGCAGCGTCATCCAACAACCAGACCCATGTGGAGTGATGTGACCCATCGCTTGAAGGAATTAAAACATCATCCTGATCTGGATAAGAGCATTGTTCGGCTTTCTGACATTCTTGGAAAAGAAAGCATTTTTCCAAAAGGCACGGTTGTTGTTACCTATGTATGTCGCAGCACGTTGATTGATGGTTTGTGTGTGGAAACTCCAAAGCCGGATGACTATATGTCTGTTCCATCAACGCCACTTAGTTTCGGATCGTTCGCGCTTGAAACACCTAGAACACCCATTGGAATGTCTCCTGTATCTCCTGGATCTCCAACACACATGTCTGGATCTGAATCCCCTCCATGGAACTTGGGATCTCCTGTATCTCCTGGATCTACAACACCCATGTCTGGATATGTATCTCCATGGAACTTGGGATCTCCAGTCGGATATGGAATGTCCTTGTTGGATGATATGTCTAGTGGGGGTGCAATCAAAAAAATGAAAAACAGAAAAACTCTTAAAACCCGAAGATTAATCAACTTCGTCAATGTCGCGAGGTCCAGATCCAGATCCAGATCCAGATCCAGATCCAGATCCAGATCCAGATCCAGATCCAGATCCAGATCCAGGTCCTGAATTCGGTCCATATCTATTTGCCACATTATTCATCAAATCAAATGAAAAAATAATGGAATCATCGTTCACTGAGTTCAATTCAAACCCTGGAATGTTTTGACTGTTTCTCAATAACTCATTGTAAAACGTGTTGATGTTGATTTCTGATTCAAGTGGAATGTCTACCACGCGACGAAATCCAGGTCGGGTGCCACTTGGATCACCATTTGGACCACTTGGGCCATCACTTGGAACACGTATGGGTGGTTCTGCTGTTGTTGTGGAATTCAACAAATTATGTCTACATGTTGGACACGTATTGTTCATGCGCAACCAACGAGACAAACTATGTGAATTGAAAATGTGTCCACAATGACGAATTCGTGAAACACGTTGTGTCGGTTCAAACACATCATGCGTGATTGAACAAACAGTGTTCAATGGATTTGCAATGTTGTCAAAACGAGTCATTTCCACTCGTTCATTCAATTCTGATTGTGTTAGCCGTGGTTGTTCAGGTTGATACAATATGCCAATTAATGCATTTACAATGTTATTTTCTAATGCAGTTGTCGTGGTTGTCGTGGGTGTCGTGGTTGTTCTTGGTGGGGTTCTTATTGGAGTGGTTCTTGATGGAACATTTCTCAAATTGGATTGTTGCTGTTGCGGTTGCTGTTGCTGTTGCGGTTGCTGTTGCTGTTGCGGTTGCTGTTGCTGTTGCGGTTGCTGTTGCTGTTGCGGTTGCTGTTGCGGTTGCGGTTGCTGTTGCGGTTGCTGTTGCGGTTGCTGTTGCTGTTGCTGTTGCGGTTGCTGTTGCTGTTGCGGTTGCTGTTGCTGTTGCTGTTGCGGTTGCTGTTGCTGTTGCGGTTGCTGTTGCTGTTGCGGTTGCTGTTGCGGTGGATGATTCCAATAATCATGTGTCTGAGGCGGTGTTTGCGGTGGATGTGGAATTAACAACCATGGATACGGATTGGAGTTAATTGAATTTCGCGTGCCATGCAATGCTTGTTCTAAAACATGATACATGTGATTGGAATGATACGTAAAGTGCGTGTAACTTTGAATCAAACTTTCATACATGGCAAACAATCGTGCATTGTAAAAAGGAATGCTGTTTGCATGATCTTGTTGTGGTAATGGTTGACCTTGGCCTTGAGTTTGGCTTGACTCTGAGTTTCGGTTCCGATTTCTAAACCGAGGCATTTTCAAATGTTGAATGTTGTATTGATTATTTAAATTAGATCATTATCATTTTTTTAAGCACAAACCCATGATAAAACATTAAATGATCACATCAATTCATGTTTAAAAAAGGTGAATACCTACAATGAGTGTCGGACTCATGACCTCCCAGATTAGATAACCATCCTGTAATTCGGACAATGTTATGACATTGTCATTGGTGTTAACTGGACGATGTTGGGGGTTCCGGGCGCTCTTCCGTTGAGCTATGCAGGTTTATTCAATTCTTCGTGCATTCACGCACACGAAGGCTCTGGTGCACCATATGCACCTGTGCGACGTTGATGTTGTTATGCCACCTGTAGGTATCGATCCCACACCGTTCTTTTAATGAGAAAGAAGATAACCATCAGTTTTTCGGACCCACACGCAAATGCAGGACAATTGGGGTAACCGACGGTGTTTAACGTCCGCCGTGGAAGTGGCTTTAAATGACTCCGTTTTACGTCCAGCTTGACGGCCTGTTTCTGTAAAGCAAACAAATTGGATTTAAGCATCAGGGCAAGTTTCGATCTTGCTCTCAGGCTGATCAGATCAGTCCTGATAATTCCGTACCCGATGGTGACAAGTGCGCAGGTTATGCTCAAGTTTAATGTCGCTTGCGCTATGACATCCGTTGATAATTTTTTTAGGCGAACCCCTTAGAATTTATTCGGAAGGTTACTACCGTTTTTTCGGTTCGTTTCGCAATTTTCACTCGCTGGGATGACATTTGGTGTACGATGTTATGCATGTCATACTGACCATTGAGCCATGGTGTGCGAACTACTTGAAACCCAAGTATCGTAATGCATATATTAAGATGCGAAAAAACAGGCGGTTTCTGGATGACCCCCCCCAGATCGGCCTCATTACAAGGGTCTAATCATTGGTTGGTTGTTCAATGGCATCGGCATCGGCATCGGCATCGGCAATTCTTGACGAGGTTGAACGGGAACCGTCTTTGGAGTTGGTTTTGGACAACGGTTGAAATTGGTGGTGTTTCCATTAAATGCATTAATGTGAAACGACAACTTGGACTCAACGTCAACGCAGGAAAATTCGGGATTCAAAGTCATTTTATACTTTATGAAAACATTTTATTTTTAAATGGGTATTTCAAAATTAGTATTTCAAACCCGCGCAATGAATTTTCGGGTTGATTGTCGGACACTCATTTGTGTTTGTCAATTTGAATGTTCTTGATGAACCCTTTTATGATTTTTTTGTGCGCATGGTCGTCGTTCTCAATGTTTTTGTAGAGCTCCTTGCACAGCGCCAAATATTCGGTGTGCAGTTTTTCCTTGGATTCCCACCCCGGGTGCGCGTCAATCCAGTCCTGAATGCGCTTGATTTGATAACACGATGTCAGGTAAATGAATTTCTTGATGTTGGTGCAGTCGTCGTCCTTGATCCATTCATTCGTCTTCACGTACATGGTTTCGCGCTTCGCGTCCGTGCAGTGGATCGGCCGCTTGTTCACGTCCATGCCCCGCAAGTTGTTCACGATGATGGAGCTCACGCCTTCAATTATTCCGTTGTTCTTCGTGAATTCCAAATCATCCAATGTTATGTTGAGAGATTTCACGAAATCACTCAGTTTAATGGCGTCCTTGCATTCCGTGTTTAAAAACACCTGCAGGTTGAACTGCTGGTTGTTGGTGGTGGTGTTATTATTTATGACCGTGTTTCTCTCTTTGCTCAACTCTATGAGCTGTGTTTGCAGCGTTTTGTTCTGCTCCATCAGTTGTTCCACGATCTTCATCATGTTGAATTCGGTTGATGCCGGAGGGGCGGACGCGCTGGCCGTTGATGCAGCGGCTGCTGGATTATTCAGTTTTTTAATGCACTTGGTGGCGATTTGTTCTTCCATTTCACACATGATTGCAAGGCTGCTTGTTGGTTCTGTTGTTGCCTTCTGCGCACACTTCTGCTCATGATACCACAAACTGTTTCGGGCGTCATATCCTTTTCCGCAATGCGCGCATGCGAACGCTTTTTTTGGCCACTCAATGATTAATGGTTTGTGTTTACATTTTTTTTCATGATACCATTTGCCATTGCGGGTGCCATAATTTTTATGACAATAATCGCATTCAAATTTCCCGTTTTTTTCTGAATCATCATGGTCGGACATGCACGTCAATGCCAGATTCATTTCATTTGTTAGAATTTCTCTCAATGCATCTTTTGCAATCTTGAAAAACTTTCGTTTATCTTCTATGCGATACTGTTTCAGATGATTGTGAATTTGAGTTTCAAGTTCATGCCCTTCTTGCGTAAATATCACAGACTCCACCACAAAGGACGTTGGGACGCCCGTTGCTTGCATCGTTCTTTTAATATGGTGTTTCCTCGTCCAACCAATTTTTAACACATCATGATCATACGATGGATTGGACATGACGTAAACACACTGGTCTTTCGGGTCGTTCATTGCATAAAGTGGGTTGTTAATAAATTGGGTGTATTATTGCTTATATTATTGTTTATATTATGTTTCATTCTAAATGTTCAATTCCGACAGTTCAGGATGCTAAATAAATGTTCTAAAATCTAAAAAATAAAATTCTTAATGCTAAAAATGTTCTAAAAGTTCATAGAACGTTTTTTTGAACACATGGTGCCTTTTTTTAAGTTTTTTTGGGGCCGAAAAATGTCCCACGGTGGTGCCTTTTTTTAAGCGCTGCATTATGCTCTCATTTTTACCCATTTATTACATAACTTGAATTTGTTATTTTGGTCGAAAAACTTTGCACAAGAGTCGAAAAAATTTCAGAAAATGGACAAAAAAAATGTCCAAAAATCGATATGTCGTATTACTTTTGGGAAAAAATGCGCGGCGCTAGGTAATTTGCGGAACTTTTTTGGGACTAAATTTCTCACACCATGATGGTGTGAAAATATTGCAACTGCGACATTGACGCCAAAAGTCCTAGAGAGAAAATGGTATAAAATATGCATATAAAGAAATGCGCATATGAATGTGAATAATCAACCCAATCCAGCCATGAGCAACGTCACTCTTTCAATCCTTCCCACGATAACCATTCAGGGGGTGGGCTACCACAATTCAAAGGACATGCTGTCCCTGAACCGCGGGTTTTTCAAGGGGTTTACCACCACCCCTCGCCGAATCATAGACCTAAAGAAGATTCCTGCGACCGATTATTTGTACGCAACCATGGAAAAAGGAAAGGGGTGGAACCTTTCCACCGACAAATGCAAAAAGGCGCAACTGTTGATATCCGCGACTTGGATAAATGCAAACCGTTTTTTTGGCACGCCGGTTAAACCGCCAGTGGTCAGTGCAAGCAACGCATCAAATGAAGCAAGCGAAGCATCCATTGAAGGGATGAATGCATTAACGAACGAAGAAACGAACAAAACAATGAATGAAGCAACCGAAATGACAAGCGCAAAAGACGCTCCACCGATCATACACCTAAGTGATGCTGAAAAATTTCATGATGTGGATGGACGCGTCATTGAAATTGAAACCAGAGGTGAAAGACACGAGGACAAGATTTATTTCAAAGTGAAACATGTCAGCATTGGGTTTGAAATGCCAAGTTTGAATCATGTTTTGGTTAACATGGAGGGAGGATACAAGCGCGGGATTGATTACATCACGTTTAAACGATGCACACAAAATGTATCGAAAAACACGAATAAACTATCAAGCACGACATTGTATCTAACATATGAAGGTTTGTTACGAGTTTTATTCGTGTCCCGAAACAAAAATGCAACCCTTTTCAGAAAATGGGCAACTCAGATGCTCTTCACAACCCAGATGGGTTCAAATGAGCAAAAAGTGAAGCTGGGCACCGACCTTTGCAACATTCCGCTCAAAACATACCAGGCCATATTTAAAAGTCACACGTCCAATTTCCCGTCCATTTATTTGTTGTCGCTTGGCAAGGTGCGCAACTTGCGCGCGACATTTGGAATCGGCGACACCATTCCGGACGATTCGGTGGTTTACAAATACGGATTCACCCGGGATTTCGCTCGTCGGATTGGAGAACATCAACAAGCGTATTCCAAACTGCCTGGCGTGACGGTGGACGTGAAGTGGTTTCAAAACATTGACATCAAGTACTTGTCGGAAGCGGAAAATGAAGTGGAGGAGGAATGCAGCGCGTATGGCACGCGACTGCACGTCGCCGACCACAAGGAGCTGATTGTGTTGAACGACAAACAATTTGAGCACATGCAAAAATCGTACCGTCGCATTGGGAAAGAGTACGCAGGGGCGAGTGCGGAGCTGAATGAAAAGATTGAAGAACTGCGAGCTCAAATCAAGGACATGGACATGCAGCACCGACACGCCCTCCTGGAAAAGGACATGGTGATTCAACGGGTCACCATGCAGCACGAACGCGACACCATGATGTTCGGATTAAAAGAAGAAAATTACAAATTGCAACTACAATTGTATGGAAAAAGGCAACAACCATGACGGCGCACTGCGCCATTAATCCACTTTGGTTCATTTAATGGAGTGATTTAACATCATTTTCTCTCTTTTGATCATTCTTCAAGTGTCAAAAAAATGGGGACCATGTTGCACTGAATGCATTGGTGTGCAGTTGAGTCACGACATCCTGATTTCAAACTTCATGCAAACGAGAGAAATTCAAGAGCAGATCACGGTACCTGTCATTTTATACCCTGAATATCAAATGCGTGGATATATTTAATGTAAAATGCGCATAAACACATGCCGTCATCATGATGCATTGACCATTCATTGCCAATTGACATACATACACACAAGCAAAATCATGCATTCCAATTATAAAGACAAAGGCCTGAGCGGCCTGGCCAACATGGGTAACACGTGCTATGTGAATGCGTGTATGCAGCTGCTCTCGCACACGTACGAATTCAATGATTTTCTATTAAAAAACGGGGGCGAATACAAGGCGCGTCTGAACCACAAGGTGGATTCGGTGCTGCTGCACGAGTGGGACAAGCTGCGCGTCATGATGTGGTCCGGCAACTGCATCATTTCGCCTGGCGGGTTTGTGTCCTCCATGCAGAAAATCGCCAAACTCAAAAACATGGACCTGTTTTCCGGGTTTCAGCAGAACGACGTGGCCGAGTTCCTCGGCTTCTTGCTGGACTGCTTTCACACGGCGCTGGCGCGCGAAGTGGAGATGAAGGTGAAAGGGGTGGCGCGCAATGCCACCGACCGCGCAGCCAAGGATTGCTACGAGATGATGGCCTCCATGTACAAGAAGCAGTACTCTGAAGTACTGAATATTTTTTACGGCGTGCAGGTTTCCATCATTGAACCGCTGCACCCGAATGCCAAACAGGCGTTAAGCACCAAGCCCGAACCCTTATGCATTCTGAATCTTTCAATCCCTGCCAAACCCGGGATGCAGGCGGTGACCTTGTTTGACTGTTTGGATCACCATTGCGCGCCCGAGGTGCTGAGCGGGGAGAACGCGTGGTTCAATGAAGCCGCCGGAATAAAGCAGGACGTGCAGAAGCGCCTGTCGTTTTGGAGCCTGCCCAACGTGCTGATCATTGTTTTGAAGCGGTTTGAAATGAATGCGCGTGGATACGTGCGCAAGATTCAAGTGCCCGTGGACGTGCCGTGCAACCGCGCCAATTTGTCCAAGTACGTGCACGGTTACAATCCGACGAGCTACGTGTATGACTTATTCGGCGTGTGCAACCATCACGGCGGATCGGCGATGGGTGGGCATTACACCGCCACCATCAAGAACGCAAACGGCAAGTGGTACGCATGCAACGACACTCTTGTGAAGGAAGTGCCCCTGGATTCCAATGAATCCATTGTCAGCAATTTGCCGTACTGCCTGTTTTATCGCAAAGTGCAGAGCAGTCAATAATATTTTGTTTTGTATTTTATATATAGCAATCAATTGCAAAAGCACCCCACACCTCCGAAATGAATGTATCATATGATTCCGTAACCGGCATTGGACAAAACCCGATGGAATTCATCAATGCCGCTCAAAACACGACCACCAGTGGCAAGCTGCTGATGTTGGCCATACTCACCATCACCATTTTTGTGTATTACATGGTGTTCTCAACCATGCCCGGCGGCACGGGCACCAGCGGTCCCAGCGGCACTTCCAGCAGCGGCGCCAAGTTGCTGGAAGTCATCATGTGGGGCACGTTCATCGTGCTGCTGATGATTAACGGATACCAGTATTTTTTCAACATGAACATTGTGACCAGCGTGCAGGACTTGTTCAGCGACAAGCCGAAGATCGACATCACGGTGCAGCAGCCGGAGGGCGACTCCGAAACCACCGTGCCCGAGTTGCGGTATTTTAAGCAAGTGTTCCACGTGCCGGGCAACGAATACACGTACGACGACGCAAAAGCCGTGTGCAAGGCATTTGACGCGCGTCTGGCGTCGTACGACGAGGTGGAAAAAGCGTACAGCGGCGGCGGCGAGTGGTGCAGTTATGGTTGGTCGGACAACCAAATGGCGCTGTTCCCCACTCAGAAAAAGACGTGGGACCGGCTGCAAAAGATTAAGGGGCACGAAAATGATTGCGGACGCCCGGGCATCAACGGCGGCTTCATTGGGAACCCGGACGTGCGATTCGGCATCAACTGCTACGGGTTTAAGCCGCAGATCACGGCTGCGGAGGCGGACGACATGAAGACTGCGCCGATTTACCCCAAGACGTTGAAGGACGTGGAGAAGCAGCAAAAGGTGGCGTACTGGCAGACCAAGCTGAACGACATCCTGGTGTCGCCGTTCAACAACGACGTGTGGAGCGCCTAACAATCACATCATCTCTCATTGGGTTCAGTATGAAATTGGAAAAAAATTGAAAGCATTTGAAACGCGGATCAACCCCATGCAGCGTTTCTGTTTCAAACAAGCTTTCAAACATTATTATGACGACGACGACGACGACGACGTACAAACGATTCAATATTCAAGCCGATGACGAAGACGCTTCTGCGCGTCTGAAGAAGACAGTGGACGATTATGAATTGGAAAACAAAAAAACCCGATCCGTTCTGGGGGGTGACGCCGCAAGGGTTGCAATGTCGCACAGGAGTGCATGCCGAATGCTGCCGATGTCGCACGTGTCGGCCGCCCAACGCATGTTTTGGTTACCTGTGGTGCCAGTGGGTTCTGCATTGGCGCCCAACCGCATTGAAGCCCGGTACTTTACAAGGAGCAGTCGGGTTCGTAACATGGTGCACGGCGGCATTACGGGTTTACTTGCCGTGCGCCTCCTGCACAACTCAAGACAGGGTCAAGGCCAAACCCGCTCATTGCGCATGCTCTGCATTATTCGGCGTGTCAACAATGCAGCCGGATGCGAGCACGTGAAATGGAGCATCCCGGAATTTCAATGCCGATACAACATCGGTGTGAAAATCCTGAAACGAAAACGCACCCAGTATGACACAATTTCGGATGATGAAGTGCTTTCGGAACTCAATCTGCTGGACACCGCTGAAAATCGCCAGGCATTTCTGGAAGAATGCAAGGCTGTGGCCAATGCGCCGAATCAGTCACGCGTCAAATATGCGGATGTTGTTGCTGCGTCCGCCAATGAAGATGACCACAATTCCAAGTGGTGCAAATGTCGCCATGCAACGGTTTTGGACAACGAATGGATTGCGGATTTCAGTGTCGCATTTTCCAAAGTGTGTTCAATCAAAATGGCAGCAGTGTGCAATACCTCGTTGAGCAAACTCGGTCGTGCCATGAATTTGGTTGATCTCTTCCGCTTCGTGTCCAGAATTGATTGGATTCTGACCGATCCTGGCATGCGACACATCACCAATATGGCTGGTCTTTGGGAGAAGTACGTGGAGCGGTTGACTTTCATGGCGACAGAAGGCATTGAGCATGCGGCATTGATGTTGGCAAGATACTTTCCGGAAATGATGACGCCCGAATTGCACGTGATTGTGGTTGTCAATGCCGATGTCAACGTGTATCGTGTGCCTCAAATGCAGATTGCAGACGATGACGAGTTGTTCGGTCCAATGAAGGCCGCTTGCCAAGCGTTCATGCCAGACGCCGCACCCGAACCCGAACCTGTCCCGCGTCGCAACAGCGACTACGACTACGACTACGACTACGGCTACAGCGACAGCGACAGCGACTACGACGATGACAATGATGAATACACAGATGACGAAGGCGAAGGCGAAGCACAAGGCTAACAATCGCGCAAAACACAAACACAAACACAACACACAAAACAAACCAAAACAAAAACAAAACACAAAAAAACTTTTTTATTAGAAATTATTTTGAATTATTAAAATAATTACTACGCATTACTTACATTACCATATGATTTGATTCATGATTTATTGTGCCGTTTGGTTTTTTTTAAATGGTGGTCCTTTTTTGGGTTGCGTTTTCTGCTGGTCTTGCGCGCGGGTGCAAACCAGTTACAAACAAACGCGCATTCGGGCGCCATGCCGAAGTTGTTCTCGTCATCGGAGTCGCAGTTGCAAGGGGGCGCGGGTCTTGGTATTTGCTTGATTTTCAGTTTGTCGACACCAGATGCAGAAGGCATCAACGAAAACGGCGAAATCAGGCGCTTAAGGTCCGCCATTGGATTTGAATTTGGGGTTGTGTGGTGTGTATATTATAATGATTGCATTATAATACGAGGTGTTTTTATGTTTTTAGTTGCGGGTTTGTTTTAGACCGAGATTTCCTGGTTTTTGATTTCCTGATTTTGGATTTGTTAGTGGACTTTTTGGACCTGGCGCCACCACTTTCACGTGTGCGTTTTCCAAGTTTCACTGGAGGAGGTGACACACGATGAACAGAACCAGGCGCAGGTGATGCGCGATGAACAGAACCAGGCGCAGGTGATGCGCGATGAACAGAACCAGGCGCAGGTGATGCGCGATGAAGAGGAATATTGCGAGCAGCGCGAAACATGCGAGGAGAAATGATCAACGCTTGAAAAGGTTCGGAATCTATGCGAATGGGATGAAGAGGAAGAACTTTTTTCCTTTTTGATAATGGCATTGATGTACTAATCACACCAACCAGTTCTTCATGCAATTTCTCGTATAAAGTGCGTAAATGTGCATGGGGAGCCAAATTCAAATGTTGAATTGCTATACCAGTCATATGAAACACTTCATGTGCAACATCAAGATCATCCGTTGTGTTCAGTGCCAATGCCTTGTCTTGCTTAATGCGATTTACAAGAAACTGTATAAGTGTTAATCCATTATCAACAATTTGTGCAGGATTCAATGCGTGACTGTGTTGCATGCTATATAAAATGTCATCCGCTGAAATGTTTCGTTTTAATACCGTAATGCAAGTCGGAAAACTTTCGCATGCAAAAAAAGCACGTTCTCCGTACAAATTATCAAATAAAACCAGATCAAGATTGCGCGTGACTTGTTGAAACGTGAAGTAATGGTTTGACATAAACGATGGTCCTACTGAATCTAAATCCAACACTTTGGCAATGAACCTTTTCAACACGTCATATTTGCGGATCATGTGTGCATGTTGAAGAAAACTAACTTCATCCCATGCATGAATCAAATCGGTCATTTGGTAAAATTCAAGTAAATGTTTCATAGCAACATCATTGACTTCGCGTGTTCCCCTGTATGCATAGTAATATGAACTTCTGGACAAAACCCGCAAACATACGCATTTTATAATTCCATTCAATAACTCATTCATATCGTGACCGACATTGTAAGCGGGTGTTTCAAAATATGTCTTAAGGGTTTCGTTCATGTGTTCCAAAAACGCATCAAAATCTGTATGACAAATTAAATGATGATGATAATATTGACCCTTCATTTCTCTGGGACTGATTGTTCTTAATGCTTGGGCAAAAATATCGGGACTCATTAAATAATCTGGTTCATAATCAACATCACAAACACTGTCGGCATGAGCAACATTTGGTTTCGTCACGGTTGGCACTTCACGTGCTTCCTTGATTCTGATTTGATTGGACAGGGTGTTAAGTTTTAAAGAAACCGATGGTTTTCGTTGCACCCAATAATGACTGTAATACGCATGCCCCAAATCATTGTCTTCAATGCCCATTGGTTTTCCAATGTTTCTCAATTCACTTAATAATTCATGTGGCAACAATTTGGATGATGATAATTGTGAAATAACACTGTAAATTCCGGCACTGTTGTGTGAAAGTGGGGTTCCCTTGAACTCAAACCGATGAAGAGGAGGAGGAGAAAAACTCATGCCACCCAATTCAATAACTGAATATGTATTAAAACAACATAAAAAATTAGGACATGTCATGATAATGAACCCGAACATGAATCACGACATACGCACACTTAGAACAACCCGCGAAGGATCCGCCCAGTGGGTGCCTGCCCCGCCCGAATGGGCCGCCGCGTATCTGCATTACAAGGACCGGCCCATGTACAGCCAGGAAGTGCCATCCAACTACAACAACCAGTTCCTCGTGTATCGTCAGGAAAACAACCACTACATGCCGACCCGCATCCAGTGCTCGGACACGGGGGACGTGCATCCAATTATGGACTGCGCCGACGTGCGGGTGTTTTTGCAGGATGCGAACCCGGTGAATTGGTACCCCGCGCGCAACTACCAGATGTGGGCGTTTCGCGATTTCATTTACGACCCGGAGCGCCCCGAGCGCAAGTTTTACGCGTCCCAATATTCGTCGCACCTGTTTTTCCAGCGGGGGTCGTCCAACCGCACCGTTGTCACCATTGATCTGGACGGTCTGCCGCCCAACATTATTTTCTCCATGTCGCGGAACGAGAATGGGAGCGTGTATTACGAGCGAAATGACGCGCATGGGACGCGCGTGCGCATTTGTGACCACGAGGGCGCGCGCGCCGGGTTCCGCGGGTTTTACACGCGGTTGACGATGGACCCGGGCATCATTGTGACGCCACCACAAGCACCCCAACTTCAGCCAATGCCTTCGTATACCGTCTCCTCTGCGGTTCCATTGCAGCTGCCACCGGGACTCGTTGCACAAAAAACCAATGTGGAGGAGGACCAGTGCATCCTGTGCTATGAAAATGCGAAGAACCTCACGTTTAGCCCGTGCGCGCACGCCGTGATGTGCAGCGAGTGCTACGTTCAGTTGATAAAGCCGCGCGAGTGCCCGGTGTGCAAGCAAGCCATTGCGTCGTTGA